AAAGGGAGGGAAGTAGCACTTTCAGTGGGCGCTACTTCCCTCCAACTAAATATGGAAGGAGCCACATCAAACGTAGCGGCGGTAACTTCCAGAGGTAGAGGACTAAGCTACGCATGATCCTCTGCACTGCTCCTTACCGTCTAGTCCCTCGAAAGACTAAACTGGTAAGGCTCAATGGGTGAGCTATTGCTTACAGCCGGTGGGTAAACGCGATGCCGCGACCGGCTTACTAATTTAGATAGTTGAAGAGACTACACTAGTTTCATTAACTCCCTTCCCCGTAGCCCAAGCCGGGAGTTAATGTATCCTCACCGGCTAGTGTAGTCTCTTGAACTATGTAAGGATGCATAGTTCAGTAGGGAATCCTAGATAGGAGAGACATATGGTGAGGAAGATCATTCTCACACTAGTCTCGGTCGGCATTGTAGGTACATTTGCCGTTACCGCGACTAGCGCACCAACAGCAACACAGGATCAGGGGCGTAGGCTTGCTGGTCCTTTCTGTATTGGTAAGAAGTTTCTTCGTCCTCTAACAAGGTCAGAAGAGAACCGCATTAAACAGGCTGAGAACATGAATGATGTTCGTCTTGGTCTTGCGGTACTTCGTGCAGGTGCAGTAAGGTCTGTTGCTAAGGGTGATAAGTGTCGTCCTTGGGAGAACCTTAAGCCAGGTGTAGCTGTTGCAGGTACACCCGGTCCTAGGGGTCTTAAGGGTGAAGCAGGAGCAAGAGGTCCAGCCGGTGCTAATGGTGCCCAGGGTGCTAAGGGTGATACTGGTAGCGCAGGTGCAGTAGGAGCTACCGGAGCTACTGGCGCTACGGGTGCAACTGGTTCAACTGGAGCTACTGGCGCTACGGGTGCTAAGGGTGATACCGGAGCTACAGGTGCCCAGGGTGAGCAGGGTCTTATGGGACTTACTGGCGCTCAGGGTATTCAGGGTGAACAGGGTGAACAGGGAATCCAGGGCATGATTGGTGCTACTGGTCCTATGGGTCCACAGGGGCTACAGGGTGTTCAGGGACTTATTGGTCCTCCCGGTGCTGATGGTGCTAAGGGTGAGACTGGTGCTACCGGCGCTCAGGGTCCAATTGGACCTGTTGGACCTGTTGGCCCAAAGGGCGATGATGGTGATGTTGGCCCTGCTGGTCCAAAGGGTGATACTGGTGATACCGGGCCTATTGGTCCTACAGGAGCTACGGGTGCTATTGGTCCTGCTGGTCCTACTGGTCCCGCTGGTCCAAAAGGTGATACCGGAGATATCGGTTCACTAGAGACTGTTATTGGTGGTACTGCTAGTGGAGATAAGCAGTTCACCGTTACGTGTCCTGCTGGTAAGCAGGCTATCTCTGGTGGGTTCGATATTCAGGGTAGTGTAACTGCTTCGTTTAGAAGTGATGCTACTGGTGATCCAACTGGTACTAACGCTTGGACTATTATTCAGAGTTCAGGTGCCGATCTATCAGGCGTGGTATACGTCTACTGCGCGTAGCTAAATGAGATAGGGGGTAAAAGCCCTATCTCGTTGAGCTACGTAACTACTAACAAGGACTACCATGTTCGTAATCATTCTAGCAACACTACAACTAGGTGTTGATGTACGTTGTTATCAGAACAATGTAGAATGGGAAGCACAGAAAGCACTAGTGAATACTTATCCTACTGCTGTGGCGTATTTCAATCCCTATGAGGAAAAGCCACATATTGCAATTGGCCCAAAATACTGTAAAGCAATCAAGCGCCCTACGCTAATGGGCGCTTTTGTTTTAGGGCATGAATTGGCACACTACTATCAATGGCTTAATCAAACACCCTTTGACGAAAAAGAGGCAGACGATATGGGCCGGCGATGGTCGCTAGGTTTGCTGCATAAATTGGAAAAGCTATTTAAGCGCAAATCACCCGCTCTCATCACGTTAGAGCCTTGACTTAAGGTTAAATTTCTGCTACCGTGAATTGTGCGGGTTTCCAGACCTGCGCGCTCGTCGAAAGGGGCATTGAAGGAAGTTAGTACGGCTTCTTGTAAATGCTCCTTTCGGCTTTAAATTGGCAGAGTACCCCACTCGGCCAAAGGGGAGGGTTAGTCCAGACACAGCTAACCCTCCCCGTCTTTGTAAACTACGAAAGGAACTGGTTTGAGATTTGCCTTGGCACTAAGCATAGCAGCGATGTTAGGGCTGCTTGCGGCAAACACGGCACAATCACATCTAGTTACGAAGTCGAATGCAAAACACGATACCGCAGAAAATATACTCGCTAAACAGACCAAGAACCTCGCACACGTTAGCTATGTGTGTCGAAGAGGCAAAGGTACTACTCGACGGTGGCATTGTTTGGCACGTCGGTGGCTCATACGAGAACGCAAGGAGTCACTACAGCGAGTTAATCCGTACCATTCCGCAGGATATTGGGCTAACGTACAGATACTATACGCCACTAAACTTGCGAGGGATTCAAGAGCCGACCCTTGGCCCAATTGTCCCGATCCTGGTCCTAGAGACAACCAAGGAGCAGGACATAGCTGGCACGACACTGTAGCTTGTGAAAACGGTGGCAACTGGCTAGATAGTCCAGGGTACTATAGATGTGGTCTACAATTCGACCCAGGATGGGAAACACACTATGGAGTTAGGTTCTGTCCATGATTGAAGATACGTGTGAATGTGGCTTAGGTGGTAATGGTTTCCATCAGTCATATTGTTCTATGGGAGCTTCACTAGAAAAGGTATCAGAGTCAACCAAGCGTGATCCCGAACGTTGGATTGAAAGCTATACAGACCGTAGTACTGAAAAAGTACGTGCCGGTGTACTAGCCTACTCCAACGGACATAGGTAAATGAGCGTAGGGCACCAACTTGAAGAAGAGATTGACTTTTGCCCCTCATGTGGTGAGAACGCAAGGTTAGTTGAATCAACAGGTTGGTGCCCTACATGTACTTTAGCAACAGAACCCAATCTCAGGCTTTGTTCATGTGGGCAGTTCTTTAGTCGAAAGGCCCACAGGAGCAAATGTTGGGATTGTAGAAGGGAGGAATGGTTAAGGAAACATGCAGATGAAATCGAGTCTTATCTGATTGTAGGGTTAACAGTCACCGCTGCAATCAAAGCAGTTAAGCGTGATATTCGTCCTACGTGCCACCGATGCAGGGAACCTATTAAAGGTGGTAAGCAGGGTGATCGCTTTTGCAGAAGAAATGACGAGTGCGAAAAATCATCAGATAACTATAGCGCACTACGTAAATCCGGGCTAGGACCGGACGTTGCTCTCGCCATTGCAATTGGCAGAGTAGCTGTTTTACACCCCTAGCAATTACAACTGAAAGGAAGTCATGGAAGGCTTCTTTATTCCTGTTAAGGAAGAGGGTTACAACTCTACCGATTGGCAGGAAGAGGATCTAGCCACACATCTGGCTAAAGAGTTTGACGCCGTTGGTGGACATTATGCTGACTGGTCAGAAATGGGTTGCTACAAGACGACTAGCGGTATCTGGCTTGCAGAGCGCGTAATTGAAAAGCTTGGAGAGATTAACTTCACTCCGCGACTCTTGATCGTTACGTCACGTAACGGTAAGGGTACGTACTACGATGCTATTCCAAAGACCCTGGCTTTGAAGGGCTGGAAGTTCTTTGACATTAACGTGAATGGCGTCACTGAACGGTTGAATGATCTAATCATCAACAAATGGGAAATTTCGGACTGGTGTGATTACATTCAGGAAGAAAAGACTCCCCACGTAGTTCTTGCTCACTACCATTGCTTCACTAACAAGTCTCCGGTGCGTCAGTGGCTTTCTCGAATTAACTACACGTTCTGCATCGTAGATGAGGCCCACAGGATCAAGAACAAGGATGGTCAGTGGACTCGACATATGAAGCGTTTGAACATTGTAGCGGGTAAGCACGTTATGACGGGTACTGGATTCGTTAACAGTCCTGATGAGATTTGGTCATTGCTTAACTTCCTAGATCCTAAGAAGTACGCAAGCTACGGAGCGTTCCGTCGGTACTTCTGCGATATTGTGGATATGGGCGGCTATACGCAGGTTACGGGAGTTAAGCGTGAAACCCGCGATGAATTCCGCGAGCTAGTTAGAAGCATCGGCCCACGTAGAGAAATGAGAGAGGTTCACAAGAACATCAAAGAACCAATCTTCTCCAATCGTGAGGTTGATCTTAACGCGATTCAGCGTTCAATGTACGAGCAGCTAAGAGCAGAGTTGTACATGTTGGATCAGAAGGGTGCGACTATTGCATCCCCCAACGTTCTTAGTCTGCTCAATCGTTTGAGGCAGATCAGTATTGCCACACCTGAGCTACAGTATGACTACTTCGACGATAACAAGCAGCGTCGTGTAGTTGGTGTTAAACTGGTTGAGCCTTCTTCCAAGCTAGACGAGCTAGAGGATCTACTGGATGAATTGCGATGGGACGATGAAGTTAAGCAGAAGGTTGTTGTCTTTAGTCAATTCAAAGATCCGCTTTTTCTCTTGGAAGCAAGATTGAAGGCAAGAAACGTTCCCTACCTCCACATGGAGGCTAAGCACAACGATGAGGAACGTTACAAGATGTGGCACGATGAGTGGGTGACTGACAAGCATCAGGTCTTTATGTCCACTCTTGATCTAGGCGGTGAGAGTATTAACTTGACGCCTGGACAGTATTGCGTATTTCTCGATAGGTCTTGGAGTCCTCGCGCTAATAATCAGGCAATCGGTAGAGTGTACCGTCCTGGGCAGACTGAGGCAGCTGAGATTATCTACATCAATGCACGCAATACGACTGACCAGCGGCTCATCGCTACAGATGCACGTAAGACAGGTTGGTTCCGTGAAATCTTCGGTGACGTAGATATGGAATCCGTTAGTCCTGTGGACGTTTTTAAGAATGCTCCGGTCTTTCACACTACCGGACTTGCTCCACTCATTACGGCAAGACACTACAAGTACGAAGGCACCAATGTAGTTAAGTGTGGTGCTTGCTGGATGATGGACATTGTTAAGACTAATGCAGGGGATTACGTTGGCAATGAAGCCGTCAAACAGGAGAACCTAGAGCTACTCGACGACCATGAGCCGTGGCAATGCGATGAGTGCCTTACTCAGAATGCAGCCTACGAACTTCTGGGAGAGGAAGCGTGAGTAGGGAACTAACAAGGGTTCGTAGAGAACTACAACAACTGCAATCAGTGAGTGACTTGCTACTGAATCACATCAGTAAGCTAAGGGAGTACGAAGCTATCCTACTAGAGGAATCTAATGGCTATCGACGAACAGTGAGTAACGAATGGGTACTCCGTTCGGAAGTTGAAAGCCGCGTTCGTATCTACATGGATCTTCATATGCGGCAGTACGGTAATGAAGGACGTACTAAGCTAATTGAAGCTGCGAAGATTTCTACTCCTACGTTGCAGAACATTCTCCAAGAATCTCCACAAGGAGAAAAGCAGAGACTAGTACGGTTAGATACAGCGTACCGTTTGTTTGATGCTATGAACATGCAGCACGCTATTCACGAAATCGACGTTCTAACAGGTAGGCCCGGTCACGTCCAAATCCCCGAACCGCCACCTACGCAGTTTTTTGAGGAATAACACGTAGGGGGTTGACACAGGCGCGGATACCTGCTAGTGTCCGTCGTTCCACGTACTCCTGCCGTTAGCTACGGCTTAGCGCAGGAAGGAGCCATATGAGCAATAAGAAGGAAGTAGTGGCAACGGCCAAGTGCGCCTGTTTCCATTGTTCTGCCCAAGTTGCGGCAGATGAGTGGACAGCGCCGTATTGTCCACAATGTTATGCTAGTCCCAGGTGCAAGTGATGAGCAAAACCCCGGTAATGCCGGAGAGGGACATTCCCTCTAAATGGGACATTATGCCGGTTCACGCAAGCGACGTGGCTGCATTCAAACGTTGCCGACGCTATTGGGATTGGTCAAGTCCTACACGTACCAACCTTAGACGCCGTACAGACATTCACGGCATCTACTTCCCTTTGTGGTTTGGTAGTGGAGCGCACTACGCACTACAATGTATGTACGATCCCGTTCTTCCACGCGACCCTGTGGAGGCTTTTATCACATGGTACGAGTATCAGTGGAACGGTGGTATCGTTACGGAAGATTGGCTAGAGCATCTTCTAGACAATGAGCCTAGAGACTTGGGTGATGGAACCTTTAAGGTTAGAGGTTTGATTGAGCTACTGCCTGATCCGATGCGTGAGAAGGAAGAGTTTGAGTACCATCGTGATCTAGGTATTGGCATGATGGAGTTCTACAAAGAGTACGCAGAGAAGAACGACGACTTTGTAGTAGTAGCTGCTGAGACTATGTTCTCAGTTCCTCTTGGCTTTGAGGTTATTGACAAGCGTGAAGATAGCCCCAACTACGGCAATAAGATTGAAGTCCACGCTAGAGGTAAGCGTGATGCCATTCTCTATAACCCTGATACTGAACGTTATGGGTTCATGGATCACAAGACCGCTGGTGAGATTGGTGACAGCTACTTCACGAAGCTAGAGCTTGACGAACAGGTACTCACATACTTTTGGGCTACGGAGTTTGAGGCAGAAGTGTACGATATGCCTTACAAGCGCATTGATCGTGTCATCTACAATGTGCTGCGTAAGGCTTACCCCAAACCCCCCACAGTATTGAAGGATGGTTTTAGCCCTAGCATCAATCGTAAAGAGGAAATGACTACGGCTGCGTTGTTTGCCAAGCACATCAAAGACTATGGGATCGAAGTGCTGTACGAAAATGATGTTAAGTGGCAAGCATACTACAACTGGCTTAACGAGTTGGGTGACAGTAACTTCATTCAGCGTAAATCATTCCGATACAACCAGCATCAGGTTAACAACAGCCGAATGCATTATACGATGGTTGCTAAGGAAATGCTGTCTGAGGATTTGCAGATTTATCCGACTCCATCCGGTAACTGGCTTTGCACCAACTGTCAGTTTAGAGCGCCATGTATTGCTGTTGACGATGGAAGTGATTGGCTCTATATGCTAAGTGACGGATATGAGGAGAATCGTGGCCGCTGAGCCTGTACTGCATCAAATTCTAGTTAAGTCGAAGTCAGGAGTTTTTGAGACTCAGCGTAGGCTACTTCACAATGGCATCCTAGATTGTGAAATCGTATGGAGTAAGGGACTATGGCCACATAGAGTTAAATTCTTAGCTCCTGCTGACTTTGACGTTGACTTCCTACGTCCCGACATTCTACCTCCAAAGGATTACGTTGGATAGCGTAACAGCACAGATCATCATGGACGGCTTTGCTGCTATCGAGAAAGCTATGGTGACATTAAAGAATGAGGTACGGAGTATCGGTGTTGGGCATCATACTTGTCTCGCTGAGACTGACAAGGCATTTGAAGGTCTACGCTCTTACATGCATGATGGACCGGAGCTAGATGATGCCGACGCATGAGCTACTATGCGGGCATTGGACGTTCTACGGGCCTGAGCTTAACTTGACAGCTAGATGTGATCTAGAACAAGATCACGATGGTATGCACACATATTGGATTACGCCCAGCGATACGTTCTCATGGTCTACTGTATCGGAGAAGCATGAGCGACCTCTTTCGGCCAGTTGAGGGAATTGAACTTGACTCACTTGGAACAGTTATCTCAGAAGGATCTAGTGGTTATCCGGCACCGGAACAATTTGGGCCGCTTAGATGGGTTGATTCAACATTGCGTTGTGCGTCAAGAGGTTGTAGTAGTCCCACGCATTGTAAGCTTAAGGGCATACCCTACTGCTTCTCACATTGTCTACGTGAAATGAATCAGATGCTACTAGACCTAGGGATTGAGAAGTGACTGATCCGCTAACTAATATCGAAGATCACAAAGCGCAACTAGACATTGGAGTGTTCGGAGCGCGCATCTTTCAGGGTGCTAAGAGCGAAGGTGCCCACGACTACCAAGCTTTCCTCATTGTCTGCGGATTCTACGTAGGCATGTTCCATCCTAAACCACCGATAGAAGAGGAAGGGGGTGAATAGCTAATAGCCGGACTAACAGTAGAGGAACTCCGTGAGAAGCTTGGAGTTAAAGCACCTGATGAATCTATTAGGTGGATTAACATTATGCCTTACGGAGAGCCGGGTGTAGGTAAGACTGAGCTAGCTGGTACTGCGCTAGATCATAAAGCCCTACGCCCTGTCTTGTATCTTGACATTGATGGTGGTGTCAAGACTCTTCGCAAACGAACCGATCTAGATGTTCGTCAGGTACGTTCAATGAACGAGGCTAGAGAAATCTACAATGAATGTTACAAAGCTGTAGATTGGGAGAGCAAGAATCCAGAGCTACCATTTAAGACGGTAGTATTCGATACGCTCTCTGAGCTAGCCAAGCTAGATATGCGTGAGATTGCGAGAGCAGCTAACAAAGCCAATCCGAATCAGAATGAATATGTACCCTCGCCAAGAGAGTACCTAATCAGTGGTGAACGAGTAAGAGAGATTGTACGTTCGTTTCGTGACCTACCCTGTAACGTGGTATTCAACTGCCACAGTGGGGATGGTAGGGATAACAGTAACGCCACAATCTTCTTTCCTCAGTTTACTGGCAAGCTGCGACACGAAATCGCAGGATTCATTGACATTGTTGGCTACATGACGTCAGCACAGAAGGAGGGTGAATTCGTCAATTTCATGCAGACGATGAAAACCAAGAACGTAGCAGCAAAGGATCGTAGTAAGGCACTACCCAAGCTCATCGAAATGCCAACACTACCGATGATTTGGGACTTGATCCATGAGTCATAGTAAGCGAGTAGCGTGTATACCACATCACTCAGATAGAAGGAGAATGCTTTGAGCGGTACGGAACTTGAAGGCTTTGGTGGAGCACTAGACCTTACTGGTGCTAACACAAAGGGTATGGAGCCGATGGACAGTGGCACATACGCCTTTGAACTGTTCGATTACAATTGGACAGAGACTAAGGGTGGCGAGGGTTCTAAGCTCCCTGCTGGTAGTCCTAGGCTGAACATTCAGCTTAAGTGCATTGATGAGCCGTATGAGAATCGTAGAGCGTTTGACGGGTTTAACTTCCCGCCTGCTGACTACGATAAGGAGAAGCGTGAACAGGCGCTAGGTTTCTTCGCTCGGTTCCTCATCGCTATGGGACTTCCAGAAGATGAGGTTAAGAGCAAGAAGTTCAATGCTAACGAAGCGTTGGATGCTCTTGTTGGTGAGCCTGTTCTCGCTACTGTTGGTCTTAAGCAGTACACCCAGGGCGCGAGTGAAGGTGACTGGTACAACCCGGTTAAGGGCTACAAGCCTATTTCCCAGCGTGATGATAGTGCTGGCGGTGGCTTGCTCTAAGTAGCAACCAATCGTGTGAAAGGGAGGGTACTGCGGTGCCCTCCCTTTTGCACATCTAAGGGGCATTAGTATGAACATTGACGAAGCGAAGAAAATAGCGGGTCGTAGTAGTATTGGAAAACACAAGACTGGTGCAGTTATTTCTATTGATGGAAGAATCATCAGTAATGGCTGGTCACATGTACCTCATTACAAACTACGCAGTAAGCGATCACTACATGCTGAGATTCATGCACTTGCTAGAGGACGTTACAAGGAACTCGAACGTGGAGTAATTTGCATCGCTACGATTGCTAGACGTAGTGGAAACTACGTGAGCGCAAAGCCCTGTCTGGATTGTGCAATTGCACTACGAGCCGCTGGTATCTATCAAGTATACTACACACTGAACAACGATTGGAATGATTTTCTCAATCTTCTTGATGAATCAGTGTTCGACGATTTGAAGATTTATGAGCGCAACGGCAACTAGCCTACGACTAGAGTTCTTCGACTATCTCTTTGAAGAGAGGGATGGTTTCCTGTGCATCGCTCATGCACCGAAGAACAACAAGAACAAGTTTGAGCAGAAGTTCTTTTCGTGGCCTGAACAACGCGAATTGATGGGACAGTACATTGATGAGAAAGTTACCGGAAACAATGTATGGTTCAGCGTCAACCTCTTTAGACGCCCCGAGCGCAAACGAGATTTTGCTCTGCCTACTCGACTTGTGTGGGCTGATCTTGATAACTGTGATCCAGCAGAGGTTGAACCGATACCACAATGTCGTATCCAAACGTCTCCTAAGCGGTTCCAGGCATTTTGGAGATTAGATGAACTAATCGACCCGGAGTTGGCTCAGTCCTATTCTAAGCGTATTGCATATCAGTATCGTGATAAAGGTGCTGATACGTCCGGTTGGGATATTGAGCAATTGCTACGGGTGCCTTTTACGTATAACTACAAGTACGATGATGGTGCTACTCACGTTCCAGAAGTAACTTTGATGAGTGCTTTTGAAGCTATGCTCCCTGTGGCGGTTTTCGATGTTGCAACAGTCCCCACAGTTGAGGAACAAGTAGCAGCCGATATGCCAATGCCAGACTTGGAAGGTCTGCCAGAGGTATCTACTATCGTCTACAAGTTTCAGTCTCATCTGCGTAAAACATCATTCGATGATCTATTCGCAACGGAGCCTAGCTCCGATTGGTCAGCAGCTATGTGGCACCTTATCAACATCTGCCTAGAAGCAGGTATGACGAATGAGGAAGCGTTCGTAGTCTGCATGGAAGCTAAGTGCAATAAGTACGAGCGTGATAACAGACCAATCGGATACTTGTGGAAAGAAATTCTCAAAGCAGAGATTAAGCAGAAACAAATTGCTCTGATCGTTAGTGATGTTAAGCCGCTAGTCATCCCTGAACTGTACATAGGTGATCCGCCGGCGTCAATCATTGACGACTACAAAGCATGGGCAGTTAAGGCTACAGATGCGGTAGAAGAGTATCACGAACTAGCAAGTACGATGATGCTTTCATCAATTCTCAGTGGCGGTTTGTATTGTGATACTTCATGGGGTAAGGTCATTCCTAACCTGTGGGGTCTTATCCTTGGTGACAGTACGTTGACTCGTAAGACTACTGCTATGAAAATGGCAATGGAATTTGTTAGTGAGATTGATCGTGAAATTGTAGTAGCCACAGATGGTTCAGTAGAGGGTCTACTGTCAGGTATTGCTACTAGACCTGGTGAAGTTTCAGTTTTCTACAAGGATGAAGTCAGTGGATTCATCGACAGCATCAATAGAAAAGATTATCTCGCAGGAATGCCGGAAACGCTCACTCAGTTGTATGACGTGCCACCGTTCCTTACACGACGGTTACGTAAAGAAACTATCACTATTACAAACCCGGTATTCATCTTTTTTGGTGGAGGAATTCGAGATAAAATGTACGCATTGCTTAACGACGAACACATTTTGTCCGGCTTTCTCCCCAGGTTCCTTATCGTCGGTGGTGACGCAGACCTTAGTAAGATGCGTCCTACCGGCCCGTTGGCACCAAGCATCGATTCCAAAAGAAGAGAGTTAAGAGAACGGTTTGTTCATCTACATACCATCTATAGTGGTATGTCTGAAATGGAGATTCCAGAAGCAGATACCGTTCTAAAAATTCCAACGCAGACGGAGGTTGTGCTAACTAATGAAGCGTGGCAATTCTTCCAAGACACAGAAATGCTGCTTGCCAAAGCAGCGAGTGAGAGTACCGCAAGTATGGTCGCCCAACCTACATTCGGTAGGCTTGCCTGGTCTGCATTCAAAATGGCGATGCTTTTCGCAGCATGTAGGCAGGAACCAAAGAAGGGCAAGATCACAGCAGAACTAGTTGATCTTCAAGCTGCTGTCTACTACGTACAGAAATGGGGTATTCATACAGTTGATCTGATTCTGAACGTAGGACGTACTACGAACCAACGTATCATCAGCAAAGTGTACGAGCACGTTAGGCGTAGGCCAGGATGCACTCGTAGCGAAATTTCACGTGTACATCATCTGAGCAAGAAAGAGCTAGACGTGATTCTTGACACTCTAATCGACAGAGGACAAGTTAGAGTCCAGAAGGTAGGAAATGGGTACACAGTCCATCCCATCTAATGGTTCAGTGTGCCCTAAAAGTCCATTGTCTCCAAAAGGGCCACATCTGTATCAGATTGATAAGGGAGATAGGAACTTCAAAATCTGTTCGTGGTGTGATACAACAGCCTATCGAACCGACGATGATCTTACGGAAGGGAAGGTGTAATGGGAACTAATGGTGGGGAGCCTACAGAGCTAGAGATTCTCCAAGCTAGGCTTAGGAAGGAAATGGAGAAGTGGGATCAGCTAGGTATTGATACCGGCGATATTACTTCCGGTGGTGGTCAGGTGCGGCTTAGTTTGCGGATTGACGCTCTTACGCAGATGATGGTAGAGAAGGGCGTTTTTACCGAAGATGAAGTCAACACGAAGTTCTGCCAGATCGCACTAGAGTTCTATCCTGAGCTTAGAAAAGAAATGGAGCCGATGATTGTAGAGGCTCGTTTGGCAGCATTGAAGCGCGGCGAGATTAGGAAGCACTAATGGAGCTACCTGAATATCTGGACTACGTAGAAGCCGTACTAGACGACGAGCTACGTGAGTACGTCTACAAGAAGTTCGATACTCTACAGGAGGATAAGGTTAGAGAGTTTGGGCAGCGCAAGGTTCCCTATGCTAACTCCTATTGGGAGAATCAGCTAGGTATGTATCTATATCGAGCATGGACGCTTGGACTAGATACTCCCGCTGGCAGACAGGCACTAATGAAGTACGTTGCTACGGCAGTTGGTATGCTAGCTCAGAGCGTGGCTCTCTATGGAGAGCTTCCAGAGCCAGGAGTTACTAGTGGAGAGAATCTAGACAAGCTGAGGCCATTTGGAGACTATTAACCACCCATCACATTACGGCGGTGATACTACATACGAAGCTATCAAGGTCATTGAAGCATGGGAACTAAGCTTCACTCTTGGTAATGCTGTCAAGTATATCTGTCGTGCAGGAAAGAAGCGTAGGGATCGTAGACTAGAAGATTTGAAGAAGGCTAGATGGTATATCGACCGTGAGATTACTAAATTGGAGAGCAATGAAAACTGAACTCCGTTACGGTGATGCTGTTGGTGAGATTTGTCCAGTGTGTAAATCCCTAGTTGGTACGTCACAAACAGTTGAGGAAGCACTCGTAGAGTTTCATGAAACGTATGGACTGGTCATTAATGAAAGCCCAATCGGATTCACCTTTGAGGAAGATGAAGATAAGACTGAGCTATTCCAGCTACGTTCCAATCTAGTGATGGAAGAGTATAGTGAATGGCAGGCCGCACATGAAGGTGAGGATCTAGTAGAGCTTGCTGACGCTATCTGTGATCTAGTCTACGTCCTAGTAGGTACTGCTGTAAGTTACGGTATTCCGTTTGATCGCTGCTTTGCAGAAGTGCAGCGTAGTAACATGAGCAAGCTAGGTGAAGATGGTAAGCCAATCGTTCGTGAGACTGACGGCAAGATTCTAAAGGGACCAAACTTCTCGCCGCCCGATCTACACAGCATCATCTATGGAGGAAACAATGAGAGTTGAAATTCGCAATCGTAGAGTGTACTTGATTGCTAAGAATCGCAAAACCCTTAACATGAGTGAGCAGTACGCAACTAACTGGAATGCTAAACGAGCAGCTAAAAGAATGTTCCCTGCTATTCCTGCGGAGGTAGCAAATGACAACGACGGAGCAAGTCGTAGTCAGCCGGAAACACCCGCTAGCTGACTGTGAAAAGTGTCCACTCTATAAGCGGAACATGGCTGCTTCACAATTCCCCATAGGGGGTAAAGCTAGAGCCGCCATTGTCTCACGTAGTCCTGGCTTCCATGATGGTATGGCTGGTAGGCCGTTTGCTGGACCTAGTGGTCAGGTACTAGATCATCTACTTCATCGCAATGGAGTAAAACGAGAGGATTGTCTTGTTACGAATGTCGTCCTATGTGAACCGCTACAGGGTGCGAAGGTTCCAAAGGAAGCAGTTGAAGCATGTTCTAAGAGACTTAAGCATGAAATTGACAAATCAGGTACAAGACTTGTCATTGCAGCAGGATCTGAGGCCGTCAATGCTATTGTCGGTAAGGGGTCGGTTGACAGTTATCGAGGTTACAGGCTTGAACGAGAAGGGCGAACAGTTGTTGCAACCAACAACCCTGCACTCGTACTCCGTGACGATTCTACCTTCCCCAATCTCGTAAAGGATTTCAAACGGGCATTCAACCCAATGCCCGAACCAACAATGCCCAAGGTGGTATTGATCGAAGGAGTAGAAGATGCAAAGCAAGCCTTCAAGAGGCTACAGTCAGTACGCGGAACAGTTAGCGCCGATATTGAGTCTAGAGGAGGACTTACGCATAGAGCGCATATCGTTTCTCTCCAACTTAGTCATGAAGGATCTTCTGCGATTGTGTTCGGAGAACGGGGTGGACTATTTAAAGACCGGGATTTCATTGATAATTACATGCGACCATTCTTTGAATCCACCACTCGTAGTTTTCTCTGGCATAACGGAATCTTTGACACTAAAATCCTCAGACACGGATACGGAATCGAAGCCAGAGTAGATGAAGATACTCTACTACTGAGCTATGCACTAGATGAGCGCGGAGGAAAAGAGAACGAAGGTGGCTACCACACTCTAGAGTATCTAATGATGGAAGAGTTTGGTTGGCCGCACTATACACCACCAGCGGTAAGCGCATTCAAAAAGACTGGCGAGATTGTACCATTGACGGTGCAGGCTAAACTAAAGAAGCAGTACGGGGAAGATTATAAGTCATCCGATGAGTATAAGAGAATCGAGAACGAGAATTATCTTGCTCTATACAAGTATGCGGGTTACGATGCCGCAGGAACTTTCCAGTTGTTTGCGGTCCAGTCCGAACGAGCTAAAGAAGATGGAGTCTTTGATAAGCCGTATAGGGAAACACTCCTAGCAGCAGAAGATGTACTACGTAGTATGGAAACTTGTGGTATGCCTTACGACTACCATCGTGCTGCTGAAATGTTGGAGAAAGAAGTTGACCCGGAACTAGCAACTATCACGAAAGACCTACAGAAGCTAACCAAGAAGAATCTACTTAACCCTGCGTCCACCAAGCAAATGGCAGTAGTGTACTACGATGACTTCAAGGTCAACCATGAAATGCGTTCACGGCCAGACAAGGATCGTAGTACAGATGATAGTGCTAGAAAGGAAATGACGGATGGACGCTTCGTATTTGTGGGAGAGCATACGGCAGTTATGGAAGAGGGTAGGATGGTTAAAAGACCTGCCCAAGATGCCCAAAAGACCCGCAACCTAATTCAGCAGATTGCCAAGCAACATGATAGATTCCAGAAGCTAAACAAGCAAGCTGGTACTTACCTGCATGGCCTCATTAAGGAGGCAGAGGATGATCCCGAGTCAAGAATCTATACGTCCCTACCTCGTCATGCAACGTCAACAGGGCGTCTTGCCTCACGAGGACCGAATCTACAAAATGTTACTAGAACCAAAGAAGGCTTGCCTGACATTCGCGGATTGTTCTTTGCTCTCCCAGGTACATTACTGGTACAGGCAGACTACTCGCAAGCCGAGCTTAGAACAATTGCTGCACTTTCTGGCGATAGACTCCTAAGCGGTTACTATGAACGTGGTGAGGATCTACACAACGCCACAGCCAGTAGGTTCTACGGTCCTGAGTTTACCAAAGAACAAAGAGCTAACTCTAAGAACATGAACTTCGGTGTGTTCTATCGACAATCAGCAGATACCTTTCAGGAGAAGCATGAAATCCCTGCCGAGGAAGCACAGAAGTACATTGATTGGGTATGGTCTACTTTCACTACTGTGGGTGAGTGGGAGAAAGACATTGAAAAGCAATGTCACGCCAACAAACATCGAGACTACACTTTCGTGGTTTCGCCATTCGGCCACAGAAGGCGATTTTATCTTATCACGAAGGAAAATCGGAACGCGGTGTATCGGGAAGCAATCAACTTTCTTCCTCAAAACATTGCAGCCAACTTCACGCTTCACGCTTGCATTCATTTGCACAAAGAAGTGGACTACACTAAAGCAAAACTATGTCTCACGGTACACGATTCAATACTCGCTCAAGTCGAAGAAGAATACGTTGAAGAATACCAAGGTATCTGTAAACAAGTGATGGAGTCTCTACCACACGATATGCTAGGTTGGACTCTTCCTTTCGTGGCTGATGTTGGTCACGGTAAAACATGGGCGGTGGCATAATGGACACACTACTAGACGTAATTCTCTGCTTTGTGGCACTAATCGTAATCACCACGTTTCTGATCGCCGCTTGTGGCGCAGGGGCGACCGGCCGATCCCCAAATCCGAATGCTGGAATTGAATCCTACGGGGCAGCGAGGGGTCTGCCGGTGGTCTAGGGTCGGCGCTCAGGAGCCGTCAGAGACAGCCTCAAACTAGGAGCATAGTGAAGATACTCACGATAGACCCAGGAGATACAACAGGCTTCGTAGAGGCAAAGATCGACACAACCCTGCTAAGACTAAAGCCGTTTCAAGGAAGATACACAGCTAATCAGTTCTACAACGTACTGATTAAGTGCAATCCCGAACAGGTACTATGTGAGAAGTTTGAATGTCGTCAGCACAACACGTTAGGTATGAGCATGACTAGTGCACATCTAATTGGTGTAACGATGTTGTACTGTGAAGAGTACGATATTCCACTTAGAATGCAAGATCCATCTTTTGGTGAAGGTGGCTTCTTTAAAGGTATGAACAATCTAAAGAAAGCCGGTGTGTATATCGGCGGTGAGCCATACCATCATGCTATGGAAGCTATGCGCGGCTTCATGCAATGGTTTACATTCGGCCCTGGCTACAAGTACCACAACAAGCAGCAGATTGAGCTAATCAAATGAGATACGATTTTGTGATCGTGATTCCATACTCGCAGCAGACAGAAGTGAAAGATCGTCTTGCAAAGGGTTGGGAACCATTCGCAATGTATGTGGACGATGGTACGCTCTGGATTGCGCTGAGACTACCATCGTGATTAGACGTGAAGTTATGGAAGCGCACTTCCCCGACTTCGTAAAGAAGGTCGATAAGCTAGTTAGAGAGGCCGATGATTTCTGCCGTGAAGTTTGTCCACCACCACAGAGTAAACATATCTCTAAGAAGAAAACGCCGCGCTCTAAAAAGCACAATGATCCCCGTCAATCAAAGATCCGTATTGAGATACTAGCCACTCTTGATATATATGGACTAATGAGACTTAAGGATATTGCGAGGTTATCGAATTATGGGTACGAAAGTGTAGCTGCTAAGATTCGTGATATGAAGGCCGAAGGGGAAGTTGTTAGTCCTGAACGTGGGTTCTACAAAAAAGGAGCACCTAGGCAGGAGAGAACCTAGGTGCCCCATATCGCCGCGTCGCGCAGCGAACTTTAAGTTAAGGCTTAGGAGCTAGAGTCGTAGGAGCAATGACCGGAGGGGATTCAGCATTAACGTAAGCTGACTCTACGCCAGGTAGTCCCTGAGCAGTACCACTATTACCGACTTTACTAGCAATAACTCCCTTGATTACTGCAATGATACCGGCGATTGCAGCAACCTTTGCTTTAGTCCAAAAGTCGGCATCCACACTCTCTGTCGCACCGTCAACAAAGAGCAGAGCGCCAAATGTCTGTAGGAACGTCCAAATAGAACGTTCCGCCAGATCAAGTAGAAATGCCTTGTTAAACACGTTTCTCCTTAGAATGCATTAGTTCCAGCAAATACGACAATCACCATACAAACAGCAATGATGATGAGACATACATCAGCTACGGTGAGATTCATTACTCTCCTAGGGTGTTACATCGAAGTGCAAGTAACAGTTGATAGAACGATAGTTATGCGGATAGTGCCCCATAGGATAACCTCCCATCGAGTACACATGCATACCGCTATCACCTTCCCAACCTGCTACGTGAGTAGGACTACCTCTAGAGAACGCAGGGGAATTAAAAGCGGTGAAACCATACATCACCATATCTCCTGGTTCCATATCTAGACGCCTACACTTTATGCCTCCGGCCATTAGCGTACCTGTGTACCCTAGACCGTTGTAGGACATTCGTGATCCACCGACAACATTAGGATTCTTCGCATTAGCAGCGTCGTATCCTAGGATCATGGTGCCGGAACAGTCAATAGCTCTAGGTACTCGAAAGTCCATATCTACTCCATGCATAAATGGTCTGGACTGTGAGTAGCGAATAGAGCCTCTGCTTGCGTACATGCGTCGCCATGCAGCTACGATGTTCCCACGAATAACATCTTCTGGCGATACGTGATAACGTTCGTATTCAGCCTCCATGATCTTTACTGCGACAGGATCAAAAGCCATACCGGGCTTGCCCTTGGCTTTCGTATCCTCTAGATTGTTATGTGCCCTAGGACCATAGCCTGCTGGCTTACGGCCATGCTTCTTGTGCAGCGCATATACGGCATTTCTCATACCGACGCCATAGACGTTAGTAAAGTTTCCCCATTCCATAAAGCCCGCACGACTTAGTGCGCGTTTCACCGCAATCACGTCCGGCCCTCTCGTGCCAAAGACTAGACTACGGGGAAGTGGTACTTCCATTATTTTTCTGCTCCTTCTGCTGCTTCTTCAGTTTCCTCTTCATCCTCTTCCTGTGGAGTATCTGAGGGATCACTAGGATCGTCCGGTGCGGGTAGTTCTTCCTCAGTTACTTCATGCATGATTCCTCCTTAACGCCAGAATACTTCTAGGACAATTGAAGCCAATCCTACTACTGTGAAAAATAGTAGTGTAGTAGGATTCTTAAGAGCTATTTGTTTAGACTTATTGTGTATCGCTGCTACTGTTTTGTCAGAAATCATCTTTGATTTCCGAAGTGTCAATGTAACGAGTAATTGGGAAGCCCATCATTAATAATGCTGCCATTACGATGCTCCGATCAGTTACTTCCGACCAAAACGCTTCGTACAGTATAATGCATAATCCACACAAAGAAACTAATGTTCTCCATAGCATGTATCCTTTAAATAACGTTCCTTTCTTTTTTCCTTCGTTTTGCATTTAGAGTTCCGCCGGGAATTGGACCGGGGCCAAATCAAACCAAGTAGAACTGCCTACTTCTGGAACAATCAACCCATTGGCGTCTAGACGACAACTCCCAAAAAGACCATTTGACACACAAGCAAATCTAATATAGCCAAGTGAGAAACCGGGGCTAACATTAGGTCTAAACCCTATGGGTAGTGTAAAAGCTGCCGTACCTATTGTACCAGTTTTGATTAAGCCTCTTAGATGAACAATACCTGCTGCATCACGCATAAAAGCAGCGCGATGGTTCCCGTCTGAACCTGAGCTAAAATTAATCCAACTGTTTTGAAATGCAGGTGCTCCGGTAGTACCAACCTCGATCCACTTAGTAGAACGATCGTATTGACGTACATTGCCAATTTCTTCCCGCAGCTTTCCCTGTTCACTATGAATATCAGGGAGGATGCCTCTACGCTTATATGCTCGTCTATCGTGAATACTCATGTGGAGGAAAGTGGTAGATTGAGGGTTGCGGTATATTCTGTAACACCATCATTCTCTACAGAACATTCAAGTGCCATTACAGTAAAGGTGTCGTTTATATCAATCCATCCAAGATCAGCTTTCAATCCAACTCGCACACCCGGCCAGAAATATTCTCTAAACCAGGGAGAGAATTTTTCAGGTTCTTCTACCCATTTTACCTGAATTTCAATATCAGGAATAAGTGCTTCTTCAAGACTAGATGCGACCAATGTAGAAAGATTAGTGTAGGCATTGGGGCCAGTAAATTCTTCGGAAATATCCCATCTACGATAAGCTGACATACCGTTATTACCAAGAACTGCTTTCTTAGCACTTGGTCCTGATGCAAGACCGAAAAACCAAGTTCCTCTAATACCTCCATGTCTAAAAGATACTAACTCACAATTGCCACCCCGCGGGTTAGCATCGAAATCGTAAGCCGGAGTATCAATAGTAGAATAACGAGGTAGTAAGTTACTAGGAAAGTCATAGTTCCCATACTGATCTAATCGCAGGTAATAATTTTCGGTGGAATCTCCAAGAGAAAACAAATCAGTAATATGCTGCCAGAGAGTTCTTGTATCCCCCGGTTCAACTCTATATCGAAACCCCGATCCAGTAGGACTGGGGGCACCTGTGAACGAGGGAACAAAACTGTAATTGACATAACCTGTAGCTTCGCTGATTAATTTATAGACTAGGTAGTCGATGGTATCAGTATAATCAAAGACAGTACCATTTGTACTATCCAAGAAAGTTGAAGTTCTGTAATTTGAATTCGGATCTCTAGGCCACATGATTCGTTCTAGATAATGTAGATAGTCTTTACCTGCTACCTTCATCATACGGGTGTTAAAGTAATCATCAATTGTAACTTCCGTATGAAATCCTCGCGTGATCCACTGACCACCATTACGATTCAACAACTGCCAATCTGTACGATAAGGTTTTGTTCGTAATTGGTGCGCTAGGTGATTGTTAGCAATTGGCATATCGTAGGTAATGTAACCAGGGCCGTCAACAGTTACGCCCCAACGGAGATTTAAAGGAGTTACTTCTCCAATAATTCCTCCCGAAGTTTCGTAATGATATACTAGCCAGTCAGTAGCCATTTAAATTGTGTAGGAGTTGTGCCAGTAGGTATAAAGTTGGGTTGCACCGCTAGTTCCTGTTCCATTGAGTCTTACATTCTTACCAAGAGCGCCCACAGTTCGGGGATCAAACGGTGTCCAACCAAAAATAGCGTCTATGAAGGGATACAGATTACTTCCCGCGCCTGAGTAGATATAACGGTATCTTGGCTTTATCGAAACGGTGACGCCCGAACTAACCGTAAAGGAGGACATACTAAGAATAGTATTACCCTGCCAAAGAATCTGCGGATTAGTAATCGGCCCGACAATGAGGAACTCGGGCCAAGATGGTGCATTGCCAATACCAAAGTTACCTAGTGACAAGTTCGTATTTGGATTACCTTGTACAGTCTGTTGGTTCTGCCCACGGAACCAAGGATCATTACCGCCTAATACAAGACGCCAGTTACTAATTGTTGCTCCTGCTAGACCAATGGGAATTTGTGATGGTCCAATTAGCGAAGCATCTAGTACCCATACTTCGCTCTGGCCCGTCATTTGGATCTTTAACTCACCTAGAGTCAAGACAGGGACTATTGAAGTGAACTGCTGAGCAAACGCTAAACGCTCAGTCCAATACCCTGTAGGAGTATTGTGCATAACGTCACCTTCCATCTGCACAACAAGCCTACCAAGAGTGGTTGGTGTGGGAATTAGTCCTGGGCTATAAGGAACATCTTGTTGGTTATGGCGCACACTCTCAATACTAGCTTCAAAACCTTTAAGCGCGCAGCCAACGCCATTGACTACATTGTTGAGATTGTAGTCTGTAGACATTGAGGCATTACGGAATAAGATTGAGTCAATCATTCTGCAAACGTATTCCTCACATTGAAGGCAGCGCGACTAAGCACCTGTTCTAGTGACTCACTCTGAACTGCGTGTACTGGACCAATCTGAATTGTGGTCGTAGAAGCAGGTACAGATGCAGCCGTGGTACTAGTCATTGCCATAGGTTGAGACGCAGCACCACCACCGCTACCGCCAGTACCGGAACTGATTACCTTACCGTTACTATCAATGATAGTACCGTCTGGAAGTCTATAGAACTGACCACCGCCTGCACCACCCATACCTCCAATTGGTACTGCGCCCGAAGGTAATGGGCTACCGGGGGTAACACCAGGCATGTTAGGCATCTTGCCCTCTAGGAGATTCTGGAAGAGATTGCCAAAGAAGTTAAGTAGTGCCTGCTGTTCACTTGCTACGCCAGCGATAATTGCAGAAGCAACGTTCGCTCCGTGTCGATACCAAATATCTAGCTGATCCTGCATTAGCTTGTTGGTTGCGGTGTTCACTTTCTCCTGCGCAGTTTTCCATAGTGACACGTACTGGTTTAGTTCAGTTTGAGTCATGCTATTGAGCGCATTCATATAGGGCAGACCTTCTGGCCCCATCTGTGCAAGCTGCTTAATGATTTCTTCCGGCAAACCACGCTTACGAAGATCATCTAGCACTTTCTCAAACGTATCAAAGCCTGCAATTTGTGTCCGTAGACCACTGATAACATCAGCACCCGTAAGTGCTTTAGGTGCCTGATTCAAGAGATTGTTTAGCACGTCGGTTAAGCTTACGATATTTGCAGCTAGTTCCTTAGTAGCATTGAGAGTTGCCTGTCCTACAGCATCTTGACCTTCTCGCCACAGCTTGACGTATTCTGCAATCTGTTCAGCAGTTGCATTGTCTAGAATCTTTAGTGAGTCAAGTGCTTCCGGGCCTAGCTCTTTCAATTGCGCTGCTAGATCAGCCGGTAGCTTACCAGCTAGAGAGGTAAGCGTACTCTGCCAATCCTTAAAGCGACCTACCTGCCCCTTTAGGTCTTGGAATAGATCATCGAAACCTAGTGCTACGCCCCACTCCTTCTTACTAGCTACGCCAGGATCGTTCTGTAGGAATTCACCAGCAAATAGCTGTCCTAGTGCTTGCTGCATAGAATCGTGAACTTCTCTAATCTGGCCCTGCAAGTCCTCAATCTGGCTACGGTAGTCATCTACCTGAGTCTGCCATTCCTCTGTGGCGCTCTTAAAGCCTTCGCCGATCTTGTTCTCTAGACCCTGGAATAGCGGTCCCATGTTGTTCTCTGCAATGTCGTGTAGCTCGTTCCATGTATCAAGCAGCTTGTTAGCTGCGGTTTCTTTAAAGTCCTTTAGCTGATCTAGTGTGTTCTGCTTCCAGTTCTTGATATCTTCTAGCGATTCGATCTGTGAGCGTCTAATCTGACCCTGCATCTGATTCCACGCTCTAATGTACTTCTTAAACTCAGCAGGGCTAGCTGTCGCAAGCAGCTTGATGTACTTCAAGCCGTCAATACCTAGCTCACGTAGATCATCAAGTAGACCGCGTGGAGCACCCTTGCGCTTAAGTTGATCTAGCGACTTATTGAACGCAAGCATATCTCTTACCTGACCCTTAGCATCCTTTAGTAGATCGCCAAAGGAAAGTCCCTTGCGTAAGCGCATCTTTGCTGCTTTCTCGCCAAACTCGTCAGCGCGAATCTTGTCGATTTGCTTCTTCGACTTCTTGAACTTAGCGAGAGCATCCTTCTGCTGCTGTAGATACTTGTCCAGCTTAAGCTGTGAGAACACTCCGGTATCACCAATAGCTTCAATCTTCTGATTCTTCTTTTGTAGGAATGCACCATTGAATAGGTCCATTACTAACGAAGCTGTCTTTTCGATCTTCTCCTTTTGGAGCAGACCTTTAATGATACCGTCGATCATGCTCTGACCAAGTGGAATGAAGAGTTTAGCGGGAGAACCTTCTCCTGCTGCTTCACCGCCGGCTGCTCTTGCTCTTGCTACAATTGCTGCCATAGCATTCGACACGGCATCGCTGCTATAGATTCCTGCTGCAACGCCCGAAGCAATACTAGCACCTAGAGAAGCTAGAATACCCATATTGGGAATGCTTACGGTAATACTTTGCTTGATAGGACTCTTGAATGCGTTTTCGATTGTAGTACGAGCAGGTCCAGGCTTTGCCTTTGGAATGATTGGAGGAATCTTTAGACCACCCATCCAACCCGGAGCTAGCTTAGGCTTACTTAGCTTAGTTGGAATGTTGAGGACACCCTTCTTAAGCGGCCCTTTGCCCTGAGATAGAATCTCTGCATTAGTTAGCTGATTAGCTTTGCCTGCTGCAATCTTAATATCCGCACTAAGCTTGATCTTCTCGGCGCGCCACTTACCAATGAACGTTCTCATCTTCGTGTTGGCTGCGCCAGTATCTAGATTTAGTGCGATCTTAAAGAACTTGTTGAGTTGGTCAGGCGTCATTAACTTGCCAGTCTGACGCTGGAAGTCCATAGCCATACGCCGCATATCTGCCGTGATGTTCTTAGGCAGCATGTTCATGTTCTGTAAGACAGTGATTACCTTATTGAAGCTCGTCTGAGCAGTTAGAGAGCCACGATTAACTTCCGTAGCCCAACTCTTAATCTGACGCTCTGAGGCTGCGATCTTCTGATTCAGTCTATCTAGCTCGGCCGCAACTAGTCCCCGACCTCTGGGGGGAGTGGCAGCTAATTGCTGTTCTAGTACCTTACGGCGCTGTAGTAGTTCTGCGTGCTTTAGCTGTGCAGTACCTAACTGCGCTAGTGCAATTCGCTGTCGTGCAAGGTAATCACTAAAGCCGCCAGTTGCTACACGTAGGTTGTTGTAGGTCGTAGTGAGATTAGCTAGGACTCTAGCGCGATCAATGAATGCTTGATTAAGCTGCAACTGAATTTCACTACGCTCACCACCCTTTGCTGTCTTTAGCTGTCGCTGTAGATCAGCGATGGTTTTCTTCACGCGCTGTGCATCTAACTGTGCCTGCTTAAAGTCGATGAGTGCAGCGCCAGTACCTCCAAACCTTGCAGCCGCCCTTTGTGGCGCTTCCATCTGTAGTGTGATGTTCTTGGTTTCCTGTGCTGCTTTCTTAACACCGTCCATATGACGCTTCCATAGATAAGCACCACCAGCAGCAGCGGCAATTGCAGCACCAGCTACCCACAGTGGCCCAGGAATTGCTAATGCCGCACTACTAGCAAGGAACAGTGTTTTCTGTAGTTTAGATGCACCGGCTGTAGCAGGGCCAATAGCCTTTAACGTCTTAGTTGCGCCCTGTCCTCTAGCGAACATACCTGCTAGACCACCTAACCCTGCTGCGCCTGTACCTGCTGCTTGTGCCACGGACGCCATTACATACGCATTGCGTACTGCGAGGATCGCTCTAGATAGCTTTAGCGCACCAGCAGTAGCAATAGCGAACATCGCAATCCATCCCCACTTACCCTGATCGGTAAGACCAAAGAATGCTTCGATAATCGTGTTGAGTCCATCCCATTCACCAGTGAGCATAGCGATTGCTGCGCTAACTGCAAAGAACCCTACTCCTAGAGCAACAAAGAGTAGTCGTGCTTTAGCTAGTGCCGCTGCAATACGGATAAGTGGACCGAGTAGGAACATAGCGGCCGATGCTAGTCCTACGATCCCCACAGTGATTGCAGCGATATGTACGATGTTTGCCCTTAGTGCGGGATCAAGGTCTTGGAACCAGTCTACTAGCTTCTGAATGTGCGGAGCCAGTTTAAGAATTTCCGGTAGTACGTTGGCACCGATCATTAGAGCAATAGCTCTTAGCTGATTGATGAACTTCTCCCACCGGACTCCTGTGGTTTCCTCCATCGTCTTAAGCGAACGCTTGAACTCGTTATTGTCCGTAGTGACCTTACGAAGAATGCGCTGATAGCCGGTAAGGTTACGAGCAAGGAACACGAATGCGCGACGTGCCATTACTGTACCTTCTGCATTCCCCACAGTCTTGAAGAACTGCATTAGAGCTAGGTCGCTCTTAGTAATGTCCGGTCGCTTACGAACGATGTTGCCGATGATCTTATCTAGCTGGAACATTCTACCACTAGAGTCGGCAACTTCAATTCCTAGCTTCTTTAGTCCCTCTACCATCTTAGGCCGTGTTAGGACTTCCATGAGTCGCGGAATACCAACACGCGCTTTCGCTACGCCTAGTGGCTTAGAGAGAAATGCGAACGTACCTAGTGTAGTATCTAGGGTCTGTCCTGCTGCTTTTGCCGCAGGCGTCAATGTTGTCAGGGACTCATTTAGTTCTGCGAATGACATACGACCGAAACGAACCGCAGCGAACATGCGGTTTAGGATACGCTCTACGTTAGCCGCTGTAGGAGCGATGTTATCGAATGCAGAGAGTACGCCGATAACGCCTTCTGCTACGTCAGTAATTGGAGTCGATCCAGCGATAGCTGCATCACTGAATAGACGTAGCATCTTAGTGCCCTGCCCTAGTCCCTTACGACTATCTCCTAGCTGGTCAATCGTAGAGAACAGGTTGTAGGCTGCTGCATTGATATCATCCATGCTAGACGTACCACTAGCCTGAATATCAATGAATGCGCGCTGTAGGTACTTACTGTTGCTTACGATGGTCTTGGTAGTACGACCAAAGTTCTCATCTACCTTACCAGTCTGTGTAGCAACGAGCGTTACGTTCTTCTCAAACATTGCTGCTTGATGTGCAGCGTAAGCTAGTCCACCGCCGAATACGAGGAAGGCGTACTGTCCAACACGACCTAGATGCTGAACAGTACGACCTAGCGTACTAATAGGCTCAAACCGCGCAGCACGAATTTCCTTACTAAGTGCCCTCTGCTGCTGTTGGGCCATTGCGTACTGAGTAGCTACACCTGCTAGCTCAGAACGAAGGATATGCGCGCGGTTAGCAAGTTTGATGTGATCGGAAGCTAGCCCCTGTTGCGCCTTAGCTAGCTTTGCTGCTTCTAGGTTGGTGGAACGATACTTCTCACCTAGAGCGCCACCAGCCGCAATCTGTTGATTAATAGCTCGGTTCGTATTCTTAGCGTTTGCTGCCAATTCTTCCTGGCGCATACTATTCGCCGTGAGCATCCTGTCTAGGAGCGTCAAACGAGCGCGAGCATCTGCAATGCCAGCCTTAGAGCCTAAGTCGGCTTCACTTCCCTTCATCTTAGCTAGCCCGCCACCTTCTCTAAGCATAGTACGGCGGGACTTAACTAGAGCCTCTTCTGCTTTCATAGCTCTAGCTTGTCTAGCGTACAGACGTAGCCTCTGCGTTTCTCTACGGAATTGATCGTTACTGATCTTGTTCAAACGATCCTGTTGTAGACCGATCTGTCTACTGATGTTGCCCCAATTGCGTAGAGCCGTACTACGCTTGCGTTCAATATCCGCAGCTTGCTTCTGTAGTTGTAGTGCTCTACGTTCTAGAGCAATACGACGTGAGCCTGACGTAATATCGGCAAGCTCATTACGGGCACGTAGCCCCTGACGCATTAGAGTCTGCTGCTTTAGCAGCATTTTCTGCTGTTGGATCTGCAAGTTACGATGCTTGCCCAAAGCAGACAAGTCTTTGCCGACTCGTCTTAATGCGCCAGAGGCTTGGTTCTGCGCCCTGACAATAAGCAGCATTTCTGATAAATGCCTTGCCATTACCTACTAACTGTTACCCTTCGGATTACGTTGTTTGTGTTCATGGTACGCATTACGTGCTCTTAGGACTGTTTGCATCTTTGTCATGTGGGATGGTAGCTGTTGGAACACTCCACCAGGATTAGGCAAACAACCCATCGTTTCGCAGAAGAACGTAATGTTCACCCAATACGCTACGTGAGCTATGAAACTTCCGTCGGCTCCGCTTCTTTCAAGTGTGGACTTCCGTCCTGCGATGAGTAAGAGTGCAATGTCGTAAAATCCTCTTCATCCTCATCTTCCTCCGGCTCGTTAAGCTCAGTAAGAATGCGGTCGATTTCAATACCGACTTTAGGATCGAGGTTCTTTACGTGAATGGGATTAGTGAAATCTAGCTTCTGCCCATCCTTAGTAGCAAGGTTGTGATCTACGATGCAGTAGGCAAAGTCGTGATTAGCCATCCAAGCAGAAAGTGTCTTTAACTCAATCTTCTGAGTCTCAGGTTCATCCTGCCTAATTGACTTCTTTCGCTTATTACCACGCTGTACCTCTAGCTCCATGCCCATTTCTGTACCCTTGTCTCTACGGTCTAGAACCATACCGTAAGGAAGTGGACGGGCTACAATGAAGCCTGCTTCTAGATCATCTTCTGCCGGAAGGCTCCTTAGCTCAAACCGCTGTGGTTCAGTAGTAACTGTTGCGACGCGCATATCGTTCTCTCCTGTTCTCTCCTGTAGTTGTGCCCCCACCCACAAGCGGCGCGGTGGGGGCACACTTGATAAACCAATTAGACGATTGTTGTAACCTGTGTCTTGACCGTAACTGAGTAGGCATCGCCACCTGCAATACCAAGCATACGACCTTCTGTGTCTGCGGCTACTAGATCACCCATCCCTTCTAGCGGAATGCTATACGTGTTGAAGAAGTAGTTGTTAGCCTGTAGCTCTACTCCGTGTGTTGCAGCAGCTAGTGTTGCACCACCTGTAAGCGATGAGATACGAATAGCACGCTTGTTGGTAGCCTTGAAGAAGTCGTAATCAGCGCGGGTTAGGAAGTCAATCTCTGCACTTACTGTACCCTCAGTGATTCCAAAGCTGATGTACGATGCACTTCTGTCCTGACGAATACGATTCTGTGCTTCTGCATTGAAGTTAACTCCGAACGTGATACCGTTATGGTTAACGTCAGCAGCGGCAGCGAACGCCGGTGCAGCACCAGCAGTATCAAGCTTAAGCACATGAGAGTCGGCACCATATAGCTTAGGTGCGACCCATGCCTCAGTAGGATCAGCCGCTACTGCTTCACTCAAACCAAAGATATTGAGCGTAGCCATTAGAATACCGCTATCGGTATCAATGCTGAATTCAAAACCGCCCAAAGCGCATCCGGTATAACCGAACACTTCACCGTTACGTACAACAGTGATGGAAGCAGTTTTCTGCGTTGACGGACCGGCTGCTGTAGACGCCGTACCTGCTGAGTTAGGTGTGAACTTGTATGTCCACGGAGTTGCTGCACCAGTCTTAACGACTGTGTGCCTACCAAGATAGAGGAAGTAGACGATAAGCTCGGGGTCCACTTCCATTTCGATATCGCCCTCTACATGGTAGTAGGAAGGCTTTGCTTCTGTATGAATACTCTGCTGACGAATCTGCTCACTGAGGTACTTTTCCTCAGTATACTCTAGAGACTCTGAAATGATGGGAATGTAGATAGTTGGAGGTACATACGTTCCCATTGTAGTCTCAAAAGCAATGCCGACAGAACCGCCACCACCTAGTCCTGGTGTTAGTGCCATTAGCTGCTGCTCCCTTCACTTGCTGCGGGTTCTGCGGGTGGTGCTGACTCTAACTCTTCTGCTAGTTCCTCGTTAGCCGTAAAATGGAATGAGGGCGCAGGGAACATATCCTCTACTGCCTTAGTACCATGTTTCGGATTACCACTGATCTTCACGTATGGGCTATCACCAGCCCAATCCTTTACTGACTTGTGATGCCTACCGACGAATGCAAGCTCCTGTTCGTCGTCTAACTCTACACTTCCACCATTCTCAACAAGCACACCACCGATATCTAGTTCAGTGCCCTTGTCCATATTAGGGAAGTCTGCTGCGATCTTAACTCCCATTGTTCCTCCTAGTATGGCGCACGACTCTCTCCGTTCCAAATCAACATCGTTGCTACATTAGCAACACCCTTAGCGTCTGCAATAGTACCTGGGCGTTCCGATAGGACGTGACCAAAGATTACGCCACCACCGAGCGTATAATCCTCATGTAGCTTGTTTCGGATTCCCGCTGCTAGCTGCATATCCTCCTTTGTTCGTGTCCTATGGCTTGCTGTCATCCTTGCGTGATAGACTTCTAGCTGTACGATGAATTCCAGTTTATATGTCCGTGTGGTGTGCAACGACCGCGTGATGGGCACATTGTATGAAACCACCACAGCGGGGTAGTGAGGCAGTAACCGCTCGTCAGCATATCCTACAAACTTGATGCCTAGAGTCCCCTTGTTACTGTCTATCAACGTATAGATATGATCTAGCAATTCCTCCGGTTCAGTAAAGTATGGCATTAGTCGTCGAGTGGAGCAAATTTACCAATGTGCCGCTTTGCATGACGGAAGTATGGCTTTCCTAGTGTTGAAACAGCGAATGCTACCTCTCCATCGAACCAAGCATAAAATGCTGCATCCATCCTAAACTGTGCCGAGGTACTAATACCGAGGAACGTTCTTGGCGGTAGAACGTTCTCTCCTGGCAACGATCCAAATTCATCATCTTCAAGCAATTCAAAGTCTAGTCTAAATTGCTTGTTAGCTGCTTTGTTCTCTTCCCCCTGGGTACGTTTAGCACCAAAGTTGTTCCACATACCCCATTCAGGAATCCCACTAGTGTCAATGAACAGACCTTGATTAGTAGGAACGTAGGCTGATCTTTGACTAATTGCTTCTAGCGTATCTCCTGATCTTACCAACATACCGCCGATGTTGTTCGCTAGTGCGTCTGCAATGTAGCTTACTCTCCATGCAGGCCAAGGTTCTCCATCGGGGCTTGTTTTTGTAGCGAATCTTTCCTGAATATCTACGCGAGCTAATTCTCCTGCTACCGCCATAGGCTCAACCATTTCTTCTAGTTCATCAGCAAGCCTGATTAATGCACGCCTAACCTCTGTTGGTGTGGGCTTTGCCCAAACGTAATCCCACGTAGTGAATATGGACACAACCTAAAACTCCATATCCATTGTAAACTTAGGAGCAGGCAACTGAACGTAGTTAGCTTCTGTTAGCCTAGCACCCGTATCTACTGTTTCGTCTACCTCGGGCAAAGTCAATTCACCAGTTACGATCATTTCAAGCATCTGCATTGCTTCCAGATACTTCAAGCGAGCGTAATCAGCATCTTCTGGCCAATCCTGCGCTAGCCTATTGCGGTACATCAATGCCGCTACTAAGCGACCACCGATAGCTCTAATGGTTTCAGGTGTAGAAGTAGGGCTGTTCCAACCGGCTAGGGTTAGGGGAGAGAACGTTCCACTCAAACGACCCTTAATGATGCGTTCAGAATCTAGCTTAGCTTTCGCTACGTCCTGTGGGTAATCGGCCAGTAGAAACTTGTCTACCGGAAGATGTACCTGCACATCATCGTCGTGAATGAAAGATGCCATTCTCTCCCCTACCTAGTTACTTCTTCTCTTCTGCCTTAGCAGGCTTAGTTTCTGCGGCCTTCTCAACTAGAGATTCCTCAGAATCCATTGCACCTGCTACCTGTGCCGTAAGTAGTTCCTCCTGTGAAGAGGCTGCTTCTGCTAGCTTCTTCTGTAGATGGACTACCGGGCTATCCGTTGATCCAGCAGGCATATCAGGATACGGATACGGACGTGCAACACCCGCTTCTACCCATGCTTCCCATTCTTCCTCTGAGGAAGCATCGGACTCGCTAATCTCTTCACCGACAGTCTTGATGTTACGGCTGCTAATCACGTTACGCTCTCCACCGTTCGGAGTACGTACCGTAGCCGATTCACCACCATCGTAGAGATTGGACCAAAGATAGTGCTGTCCCTTTGCCATTTCCGATTACCTCCCTTCTACCATGCCGAGGCGCTAAACGCCGTCTTGATGATGTAACCTGCCATACCTGAAACAACCTTTGCATCGTAGCGCATGGACTTACGTACTAGGTCTGACTTACGACCTTCCTCACGCCACCTATCGACAGGGCCGATAGTACCATCGGGGTAGCGAACCGCAAACGTCTTACCGAACGTAAGAGTATTGAGGTTTGGTTCCGGCTCGACATAACCGATAAACACGTCCTTACCCCACAGTGAGGTAATAGACTCGGCTGCGTCGATATTATCTGCCGCATTGTACTTTGAATCGACTGTAAGCACAGTACCCTCAAAGCCCACTAGCTTCCGCCACGCTTCATCATCCATTAGCGAGAAGTTGATGAAGCGAGCAACAATGTCCGGGTGTGACTCTAGCCACGGAACACCCTCAGTTGGAATTGCCATGAGGTTAGGCGGACGACCAATGAGATTAGTCACCTTCTGCACAGCAGCCCGGATAATGTCAATCGGATTGCTTGTTGCACCTGCGTAGTTATCCCACTGATCTGCTGCTGCTAGCGTGATGGTTGAACCACCAGGGTAGTTAGCAGTATTGCGTACTGTGTCAGCTACTAGCTTCTCGTGCCTAAGCAGGATTGCTGTAGTAACTGCCTCAGTAGCATCCTCCATCGGATCAATCTGTAGAGGCCCACCGAATGCATCATTAGCAAGACCACCGGACGAATTGAGGAACTGATCTTCTTCATCGTGTACGGGAGACTGTAGTGAGTGCTCCTGTGTGCGATAAACGTCCTCACTCCACTTACGACCGGCGATTTCGTTTGCAACCGTACCAGGCTCTCTACGATCAGGATGCATCAACCAGTGTGAACGGTCGAATACCCTGTATCGTCCAGAGGGTGAAGTTACTTCAACGAACGGCATAATCCGCTGACCGTAGAGGTTCTGCGGTGCGTACCCTAACGAGAAGTTAGTGAGTAGCGGATCACTGTATAGTGTACCGGGATCGTACATTTAATCAATTCACCCCCTCTATTACGGATGCAGGAAGCCAGGAATAACAAGCTGAACTCTAGCTCGCTCACCGGCATTTGATGTAGGTTCAACACACATACCAACTACACGCTCACCAGCAGCGCCAGTCTTACAGCGACCATCAGAAGCCATTGTGACTAGTGCTCCTACAGCGATAGCGGCAGAGCATTCCCATTCGGTAGCACCCATGACTCTTACGGATGCACCCTTACCCTTAGTAATTTCACCAGCGGATACAGCTACCTGCGTTACACCGGCGATCTGATCGGTTGCGGCTGTTACGGGAGTAACAGTTTCTTCTGCGGAGAACTTAACGCCACGGAACTTCGCTAGTGCTGCCGCAACGTTATAGCCCTTGTCCATTACATAGTTGCCAGTTGCCATTTGCTTCTGTCACCCCCTCTAGTTTGTAGCGTAGGCTTCGGCTAGTTCAGGATAACGCTTTGCAGCTTCAAGCATTGCATCCTTCTGATTAAGGTTATCTTCCGTCATTAGCTGACTAACCTTATCCGCAAATGCCTTACGATCCTTCACACGATTACCTGTAGCCTGAACAACGTCCACAGTCTCATCTACACGTGAGCTACCAATCTCACCCAACTGGACTCCACCAGTAGCTACTGTTTCGACTAGCTGCTTTAGATCATCAGGAACAAGATTACCCATACCAAGCTTCATATGAGTCTGCTTAACTACGTCTTGCGCCCTGACCGATAGACGATACTTGGTCTTTTCTCCTTCTCCTTCACCTGCAACTTCAAAGTCTGCAAGAGAGTTGGCAAAAGATACAGCCTCATTTTCTCTATTCGTCCTTTCAAGCTTGGCAAGCCTTTCAGCCTGCTCTGGATACGCCTGTGCAAACGCAACCTGCTCAGACGCAACCTGTGTAGCTTCTCTTAGCTCAGAAACCAGTTCAACCTGTGAATCTAGAGCTTCCGTAACCTTGGTGGCAAGGTCCGCATCCTCTAGATCAGCAGCATTACTGATACCGAGCCTTTCTGCATACTGCAACAGTAGTTCACGGTTCATTAGAGATTCCTCCAACTCTGGAAGGTTCGGCGGTCGATGTAACCTACCTCCATTTGCTTTCCAATCGTCGATATGCTCATCTTCCGGTGCTTCTCTAGGCTGTGGTTCTCCACCTAGACCACTACCGGGTTCTGAGTGTTCTTTCTCCTTATCAAAGCTAGCGCGAAGGCTAAATCCTAATCCTTCACTACTACCATTATTAGCTACTTGTACCGCTGTGCCACCACCATTTAGCATTGCACCTAGAACCTCATCGTAGGTGCGAATACCATCTACCATGCCTGAATCAAGAGCCTTCTTTGCGCTAACAATGCCTCCTTCTCCATAGTTCTGCCTTACGTTTTCCTCAGTCGTGTTACGTCCTGCTGCTACCGACTGAATGAACAGATCGTTCGCATCTTTTACTACGCTCTGTAGATACTCATGGCTGTCATCATTAAGTGGAAGAATCTCCGCTGCCTTGAAGCGACCTTCCTTAATGACGGTCTGCTTAACACCAATGTTCTCTGCTAGCTGGCTCTCATCAGTATGTACCATGAAAGTACCGATGCTGCCTACCATGCCACTGTCAGACACGTACATTTCACTTGCCTGACTTGCTAGATAGTAGGCGGCGCTAGCAGCCATTGTGTTTGCAACAGAGTAAATTGGCTTAATGTCTCTAGCCTCTCTAATCTCCTGGGCCATTTCTTCCAACATGAACGAAGAACCACCGGGACTATCTACATCAAGCAGAATACTCTCTACACGATCGTTCTGTAGTAGCTCACGGAAGTCCTGAGTGAACTGTTCCATTGACGTAGCACCTGATAGTTCTGTCATCAGGTTAGCCTTTGGAAAGATTGGGCCATGCAAGGGTAGAATACCAACACTACCATGCTGTGAAGGTAGGCTACCACGATCACGCTTTGAATCCCTTGCTTCCTGCTTAAGTTGCTCAATGTCAATCTTACCATCAAGATGGGCATTGACAACTTGTAGGATCTGCCGTAGACCACCCTCGGTAATCAACCAAGGAGTATCTTGGATCATTGAGATTACTCTTGCGTAATTCTTCATTTAGCTCCCCGCATTATCTGTTGGAGCATCGGTATTACCACTTGAACCACCACGATCTTTACCCTTACCATTTGAACCATCAAAGGCGCCTGATTCAGTACCGTCACTAACCTTCTGTGGGGGAACGTTAGCTTCCGGTGTCTGTGAACCTCCAAGCTTAAGTGGCATATCACACCGAGAGCGCACCCAATTCTCAGTCTCTAGATCAAGAGTAATGAGATTTCGTGCAGCTAGGTTAGCTAGTGCTGATGCCCACTGTTGTAGATCCCTTGTTTCACCAATGTTCCGCACCTTCATCTGTGGGAAGCTATCGGTTTCAAAGTTGTATGCTACAAGCTGCGGGATAACGTACAGGTTGAACATATCACAAACGAGGTTAGCAAGATATCGCTGGCTCTTAGTGAACATATCCTGATGTGAACCAGCGGTTGCTCTACCTCCACCTTCTGCGATACCCATTAGGAGGAACTGCACCATCACGTTCAACATAATCATGCCGTTATGATGGTCGATTGACTTCATAACGTCCACAGGTTGTCCAGGCATATCTGCGAAACGTAGAATCCAACCAGTAGGTAATACCGCCCCCGCACGTTCATTAGTACGGATATTGCTAATTAGGTCTAGACCAACGCGAATATCGTTGTCATTAGCTGTGGGCGGTAGCTCTAGGATCGGGAAACCCATACCGTGACGTTCTTTCTGAATGCCGTCAATCTTGTATAGGTTTTCTTTGTAGACCCAATTCTTGTAGGACGTGCGAAGTAGCGATTTACCGTCTAGGTTGCCACCCTTCTTATTGTGCGTAAGAATGAGTAGCTTGCTAATAGGGATGGTTACGTCCTGTGGTCGGTTGTCCTTGCGAATAGCAGAATGAACAACTGACTCGGGGCCACCGTTGTCGTCATAAATGAACTCTTTGATGGTAGGAGCCAAGCGTGGAGCAATCTTACGTAGCATTGTATATTTACGTCGATTGGCACCGTCGCGCGTTGGACTCCACTCGCGTTCTTCAAAGACTTTCTCCCCAATGCTGAAACCATGTTCCATCATCCTCAGCATATCGTTAAGTACATTGAGGAATGGACTTGTCTGTGACTGTAGAAGATTGTACTCTACAAATTGGGCGATTTCCAGATTGATGCCCTTATCTGTCCAAGGCTCAATAAAGAAGTCAGCACCGACAATGGGCATCTTGCCTGCACGTAGGGAAACGTCAATAGCTGCATCGTTAGTGGACATTCGCTCGTAGACACTGATAGCTTGCCCACGTGTAGCTAGCTCAGGTACAATGTCACGAATAGGTGCAACACGGCCGGAACCCTGGTCTACCATCGCGCCGGCGTCTACTGGAATACTGCCCTTAGCGTTGTAACTTGTGCCAGTAGAGCGTCTACGAGGATCAGGGTCAGCCATAGCAATGCCGAGTCCATCAGCAAGAACGGCTAATGCCTCGTAGTTAGCAAATGGGTCTTGTTTCTTACTTAGACCCAGGGATTGTGCTAAACCCAACTTTTATTCTCTTCTCTGGTAATGGTCGCTTCTTGCGTGAAGAACTGCATAGCTTCGCTACCTGAATGGGCGGCAGTATAAATGTCGGACAGGCGTGGCCCCACGCCAAGAACGTACATATGATTAAAGAAGTACCTAAGTGCATCAGGACCATGATCGTCAAAGTCATGCTGCATTTCCTTATGGTTCTTACCATCTTTAACTTCAACGAAATGCAGACGTTCCATCTGCCTAATGATATTCTCTTGCCTATAATCAAACCATAGCTTAGGACTACCATCAGGCTGTAGTTTAAGATGTGACTTAACTGCTTCAATTCCTAGTTTCCATCCCACAGGCTCACTTAACACTGGCCCTAGAATCATTGCTAGAGTTGCTGCTTCATCTGCTCCACGAGGATCACCAAACATACCATCAATGTGGTAGCCGGGAGGGTTCTTCCTATTACGGATGATCTGCCCATGCTCCCACGTACTCATAGAAGTAACCTGATACTCACGCCAAACGTACACATTATCACTAGGATCGACCATGATATCAAGACACACGAATGGGTCAGCAAATCCATAGTCGAACACTAGATAGTTACGCCATGCAGGATTGTAGTTGATTTCCTTAACGTGAATTTTCGGGATAAACTCGGTGTAGATTTTACCCTGGTACGCAACAAAGTCAGCAGCATACTCCTGTAGCCAAGTAACCTCAGGAGTAATCCGCTTAAGCTCGATCATTTCCTCTTCTTCCATACCCTTTGGATAACGAGCTTTGTTAGTCCACGTAGGTAGACGCCAAGACTCGTATTCAGGGAAGTCAGGCAATTGGCCCATCATCCACATACCCTGATACCAGTTGTACCCACGTGGGGTACTAGGAAAGATAGCCCATCCTCTACGATCACTCAATGCAGGTCTAACGTACATATCCCACGTATCCTTATCGTGGGATGCTGCTTCTGCCATTACTACACCATCAAGCCCCTCACCGACAAGTCCATCTTTCCGGTCAGCGGATTTAACTTCAATGACAGTTCCCCAGGGCATTTCAATACGCATTTGGCCTTGGTTGACATTGTACTGCTTCTTAATCCTACTACCAAGTCCGAGTTTCTTGACGAGGTTGCTGTAAAGTACACGGAACTCCTTTTCTCCTAGTGAGTAGTTTGGGCCTACGATCCAATACACCGGAGGATTGCTAGTGTCGATGTTTTCAGTCTCTAGTGCTGCGGCTGTAAGCTCATTACCACCGAACGTAGTCTTACCCCAACGGCGTCCACAGCAGGGGATCTTGAACCTTGCACCACTTAAATGGCATTCCCACTGTTCCTCACTGTGGGGTTCGTACTTAAGGGTCTTAAACAGACTACGCTTGGCAGTTTCGTTGAGCACTAGATACCTACAACGTCGAATTCATACGGTCCGAGCCACGGTAGCTCAGGAGAGGTAGTAAAGCGTAACTGCAAACGATACGTACCAGGGTCCCACCCGCCACCCGTACTAGTGTCTACTAGGCACTTTACCTTCATTAGTGAAACTACCAGCCCTGTGTTAGTCCATGTGACTTTATCTGTATCTAGAGGATCAGGATTGATTACCCTAAACTCAGGAGTGTGGCTTGAAAGATCAGCAATAGCACCTAGTTCATCTTCCACATCAATTACTAGGTACTCTTTGGTATTTTGTGGCAACTCAGGCATTTACTTCCTTCCTAGAATAGCTGACCAACGTTTACTTAATGCAGCACTGAACCGATTGCCCATTAAACCGCCACTCCACCGGCGTTCACCGAGCGTAGCAGAAAATCTATTGCCTGACAAGGTAGCTGAGTAGTTCGTGCTCAAACGTCCTACAAGTAGAGAATCGTAGGGTAGATATACTTCTTGAAATAGCCCAGGCGTAATGCGGAAGTAGACCGTTGCCGCATCTACCATACTTGCGCTGAAATAATCTTCTACAGCACTTGGCGTAATAGTCAGCGTCGCGGTACTTGAATCTACTGCCTCGAACACCTGTGTCGAACTAGGACTAATTGTGTATGTAACTGTGGCTGTATCTTCGTAGCCACTAGTAAGCGTATCTACGCCAGATGGAGTAAGGTCTAGATAGACCTCATTACTATCTGTAGATGTTCGTTCTTCTGCCGCGCTAGGCGTAAGAGCAAATCGTACCTCAACTGAGTCAGTACTCTCTCTTGACTCAGTTGCGCTTGGCCCAATAACCAGGGATACTGTGGAGGCATCTGTACTCTCTCTCGATTCAGTTCCACTAGGAGTTAGGATGATAGATACAGTACTGCTGTCTACAACCTCTAGCGCGTCACTAGACGATGGAGTGATCGCTAATGGAATAGTCCCGGCATCAGTAGTAGTACCACTCTGAAATTCGACGCCGCTAGGAGTGATCGCTACTGGAATAGTTGTGGCATCTGTTATCTCACGGCTTTCGATACCACTTGGAGTTAATATAACTGTTATGGTATTAGCGTCGGTATATTCCTTTGCAGGGAATTCGATCGCGCTAGGTGTTACATCTACGTAGACAGTAGCAGCGTCAGTTACCTCACGTAGTTCACTACCACTAGGCGTAATCTTTAATACGGCCGTATTCGTATCTGTGTACTCTTTGGCTTTGAACTCTACTGCACTTACCGTAAGAGTTACGAGCACCGTAGCGGCATCAATACCCTCACGAATTTCGGTAGCACTGGTTTGCAGATCAACTAGTACCGTATTGCTATCAGTCGATTCACGATTCTCTGTGCTGCTAGGAGTAATATCAACGTAGATCGTTCCAGTATCCGTATATTCTGTACCGCTTGCTACAACAGCACCATAGCCCATATCATCTAGGTGTGATGTAGCTCCTGCCTGATAAAGATCAAAGCCAGGAGCGCCGGCTGCGTTGTAGTTAGAATCGGTAGTAGAAATTCGTTGTGTCCATACACCACTAGTACGTGTATAACACTTAATAGTTGTACCAATACATTCTAGTCCGACAGCATCGCCTGGAGCTTTATTGAAACTAACAGATGAACCGATCTGAGTTTGTAGGCCGTTATCAAGACGCTGTAGCGTGAGGTTGTTTGAGCCAGTTGCCCACGATGCTTGGAATCCATCGTAAGCTCCACCACCTGTTGTAAGTCTGCAAAAGACACCACAGTAGTCAGGATTGTCTACATTCGTTATAAAGCATTCCTGATCTGCAGCAAAACTAGCTGGTGTGTCAAGATAAGCACCAACATAAGGCTCGATAGTATTTGCGACCATGTTACTTTCGATGCCAGCAGTATTTGCACCACCAAGAGTGCTAAAATCGGGATCGCGAATATGCAGCAGCCCGTTCGCGAATGTGAATGTCTTAACTACGCTTGTAGTTGGGAAAGCCATTATTCAGTAATCCTGACATCTACATCGGTATAAGGCTTAACAGGAACTTGCTCAGTAGTAAAAACATAGTCGTTACCCGAACGTGCTGGCTTAAATCGCTTTGAGCATAGTAGTCCCAACAGATCATCCAGTGTACGAGCGCGCCAGCTAGTTAGATTAGAACCCATTACGGCTGTAATTTCTTGTGTTGTGTATCCTAGTGATTGCAACTTGTTATTGATTTGGTTTCGTTCACCATTGGTCATGTTCGCAAACGACGATGTTAAATCTACCCATCTGCGTGGAATAGCTATAAAGTTAGGTGCTGCATCAATTGTGCTCAGTAGAGCATTAGATGCACGAACCTTAACTACCGCACTGTCTCCTAATACCTCAATTTCTTCCCACGTACCGCCCTCAGCGAAAATCTGCTCACTAAAGTCGTCCATAGCACAGTATCTACCGGGACGAATGAGAAAACCGTCTAGAATTAGATCACGGCGCTTGTATGGTGTAATGAACCAACCTAGTGGCATTATTTACGTCCTATCACGCCGGCCCATCGCTTACTAAGCGAAGCAGCCCATCTATTACCAGCTAGTGCAGCAGAGAAACGCACATTTCCGATCTTGGCTGACCAGTGACTAGTGAAAGTAGCACTCCAACGTCTATCTCCCATACTACCGGAGAAGCGAGTACCAGCTATCGTACCTGACCAGTGCCTAGATAATGTTCCTACCAGTAATGCATCAAAGTAACTAATGAATTCACTTAGTGTACCCGGTGTGATTCTTACGTAGACTAAGCCTTCATCTTCGTTACCAAAGCCAACACGGAATTCATCGGCGCTTACTGTTAAAACCACCACAGTTGTGGCGGAATCTATGCTCTGTAGTGTAGAGGTGGAAGATGGAGTGATTACTAGAGGAACAGTGCCGGAATCAACGTAACCAGAAGCAAGAGTATGATCGTCAACGCCACTAGGCTGCAAATCATAGTAAATGGTGTTGGAGTCTGAAACCTCTCTACTCTCAGTACCATTCGGAGTAAGCGTAACCGGGATCGTAGACGCATCAGTTACTTCTCTCTGTTCAGTACCGCTTGGAGTAACGTCAACGTAGATTGTAGCGGCATCCGAAACTTCTCTAGTATCAGTAGAGCTAGGAGTGATCGTTAGAGTTGCGGTTGCGCTATCAGTGCTTTCCCGTAGATCAGTTGCGGAAGGGGTAAGAACAAAGTTGATGGTGCCTGCGTCCGTAAAGCCACTAGCACTAGTGTGGTCATCTACCCCACTAGGCGTGATTGAATAGGCAATGGTCGCGGCGTCGGTAGATTCCCGAGCTTCGGTACTAGAAGGCGTTAGTGCAAGCGTAATTGTTGCTGCGTCAGTAGTCTCTCTAAATTCGATACCGCTAGGAGTGATACTAAGAGGGACTGTTGCGGTATCAACTGTGCTAAGTAGATCAGTTCCACTCGCGTTGAGGTCAACGTATACTGTTCCTGAGTCACTGATTTCCCTGATTTCGGTTGCGGATGGAGTTAGTACGACATTTACGGTAGCTGCATCAACTCTCTCCGCAACATCAGTAGAGCTAACTGTAAGAGCAAGGCTGACAGTAGTAGCATCTGTGCTTTCACGTGCTTCCACTCCACTTGGCTGTAGGTCAACATAGATGGTTCCGCTATCTGTAAGTTCTCTGCCATGTACTTCAACTCCACTCGGAGTTAGAACAACCGTAACTGTGTTAGCATCAGTTGACTCTCTAGCTTCCGTTGCTGAAAGCGTAATAGTAAGTCGTACTGTGTTTGTGTCAACATAATCTGCGGCATCCGTGGAGGAAGGTTGAATGTCGAGATAAGCTGTAGCTGCATCAGTGGATTCTCGATTTTCTGTAGATGAGAGTTGAAGGTCAACATAGATGGTATTAGCGTCTGTAATCTCGCGGAACTCAGTTGCGCTGGCCGTTAGAACGAGTGGAACTGTATTGCTATCGACACCTTCAAAGACTTCAACACTACTAGGTGTGATATCTACATAAATGGTTCCTGAGTCGGTAAACTCAGTACCACCACCAGTAGGTGCTTCATCGGGAAGATTAAGCCGTAACTGGTCAATTTCAAAGGTAGCGGTTGAACCGTCCGCACAATATCCATACCATCTAATCTCTAGGTCAGAGTAATCCGTAATGAGTTCAGCATTGGCATCAGCAATTGGTATGTCGTAATCTACTAATGTGCCCGATAACAGTCCACTCGCACGATTACCCGATCGGTTGTTAGCGCCCTCATAAAGAGCAATGATGAGTTCTCCTGCTCCACCTGTTACTCTAGCCCTAAGCTTAAATGAATGCGCTATTTGAGCAGCAGGTGTTGAAGGGTGCGCTGCGAGACTCATACGCCCTACTGATGTTTGCTTAGGAACAACAGGATGAATAACAAGCGTATTTGCGCGCCAACCACGTGAAGCGTTCTGTGTAAACGTACCGGGATTTTCTGATGAGGTAGCACTAACTTGTCGTGCTGCTGCACCAAGACCACCGGATAGGTTAGTACCGCCTGTACCGCCTGTCTTTTCTACCTGACCACTCGTATAGTTAGATGGGAAGGTGGTAACAAGTACGTCGGTGTCTGCTACTTCTACAGCACCAGTCATAGAGAAAAAGGCTAATGCTAGAATATCCTTTGGTCCACCCGTTACTGCTCTAGACGGTGGATCAGGTGTAGTAGACGTTCCAGTAGCGGTAGTGCCAATTTCAGGAGTGATTGATTTATCGGCTCCTGTAATCCGATAGGCACACCATACTGAACGAGAGGCTACTGACTGAACAAACGTCGGATTAGAGGGAACGCCGGTTCCTGTATAGCGAATAACCGCTAACCCGGAAGCTACTGCTTCATCTAGAATCTCAGTCCAGTTAGCTAACGCATTGATAGTACAGGAGACAGAACCTTTAGCAATGATGACGATGTACTCATCGGTTGCTGCACCACCACCCGGTAGTGTAACTGCTAGGTTAGTACCGTTAGCAGTAAGACCACCTTCGACTACGGCAGCTACAGCAGGAGAAGCCACTAGCTAGCCGTTCCTGTGATAACCGTACCGTCAGCAGAGAGTTCGTCAACCTTAGACCATAGTGGAGCAGGAGCCCATCCTGTAGTTACGATATCACCATCTGGTACTAGATCAATCATTGCAGCATCGGGAATTTCGAATGCTACATAATCTATACGACTCTCATTGAATGTTATACCACCATCGTCTGCTTGATAGACTCGTACACCGATATTACTGTAGTCGATGATCGCAGCGATTTCGCCACTAGACAGTACGTAGTCTTGATCTGTGTAGGCATCAATACCAGTAGGCACCATACCAAACATTGCGATAGTAGAACTATCGGAAATATTATATAGTTCAATGTCACCGTCAATTGCGGTATCCTGACGTACATAGATTGTATGAGTACCTGCGGTAGGGGGTAGAAGAGGCTGCATCGTACAAAAAATGTTAGCGAATACTGTTCCCGATGCGGTAAAGTTGAGAATCGCTGCGGCACCACCAATTGTAGATAAAGCCTCAGCAAATGAACTAGCTGATCCAAATGGTGCCCAACTCCAGCCTGTATTGAAGGTATCGCTACCGTCAAGATCGGTAGTAATATCGGTACTTGGAAATGAGATTTGCGCCATTGTGTATTAAAAAAGCCCTGCCCCGCTATACTGCCAGGACAGGGCTTTTGTTGGCTTGGGGTCGAAAAGCCAACCCGTTAGTTACTTAGGAACCATCCCATCTTTATGGGTGAACGTGGAATAGATGCCACGTAGCCGTATTAGGGCTACACCAGTATCCATCTGTCGGATACCTAATCCATACGATCTGATTAGGTGATCCACCATTGAAACACGACCAGCCAGTATTCGTAACGTGCTGTGGTGCATCAATAGTAGCTCCCCCACGCGGAGGCGCGTACTGTGCTGCTGTAGTACCTGCAAATGCTAGTGCTACAAGGACAACTAGTAGTGTCAGTCCCTTACGCATTCTTACTAGCCTGCCTTCACTGTGATTGTCACCTTCTCGGTATCACCAACTGCAAACGTTCGTTCAGCCGCCGTATCACCAGCGCAATGCAAGTTTCCTGCGTTAAGGGTAGCACCTTCCGCAATGAACCATGAATCAGCACCGTTTGGCGACGGAGCACCTGCAAATGCGCCGAACGTAACTTGATCTGCTGCTGTTGACTGACCACCCGTAGAGGGTGTGTTGTCGAAGGTTGAAGTTCCCCAGTCAATTGAGCCAGTGTTGATAGACTTGGCGATTGTCTGTCGTGCATAACCGTTAGCAGTACCGGAACCTAGCTCGTTCACGTTCGTACCTGAGACTGTAACGCTCAGGACGGAGTTACGAGCCATAGTGCTTACTGCTTGAGTAGCTAGTCCTACACGCCAATCAGACGGAGGCGTAATAGAACCTGAAGCTCCTAGTACGTAGTCTGTGAATAGCTGTGAAAACCGCTGGAACACGATAACCGCGTTGTGTTCTTTAAAAGTCTCCACAGGGGGTTCGGAATGGTGAAGGTGAAGTCCTGGCTCCATTATGACTTACCTCCCTTAGACTCTAGATCGGCGATAGCGAACTCCTTACTCTCTTTCATCTTGTAGTTTGAATCGTGAGGTCCGCTCTGAACTGTACTAGAGCGAACATTAGCCACGATAGCGTGGAGTACCGGAAGATGGATGACGCCGTTCTCGTCTGCGGCTTCATCAACTGCGGCTGAAAGCTGTGCCTTTACTTCATCGGCACTAAGAGCGTCACTAATCTCGCCAGGATCGCTGTCGTACTTAAAGACCTTAACTGCTCGTACTGCCATTGAACCCGCCGGCCCACCCTGCTCACCGTTCTTAGCTCTGTTATGCTGTGCTAGAACTGCCGTTTCCATCTGTTCATCGTTATCGTAGTTTGCGAGAGAGTGTTCACCGCTCTCCCAAATGATTTCGTATGTCGCCATTACTACCCTTCTGCGTCGTCGGTAGGGATTGGAGAACTTTCATATAGAGCATCGGAGTGCTCTTGACTCGTTGCTCCATCGCTCATATCAATTACGCCGAATGCTACGAGTCGCTGTGCAGCTTCGGGAGTGGCCCAATTACCACTAAGGGCTAGTGCTTGATGTTCGGCTTCACTATGCGTCTTAGCGTGTTTGTGTGACCACTCCTTCCGCATACCAAGAGCGTACAAGTCAACGTTAGTAGGCTTAAAGTCGAATTCACGCGGATTAGCTTCAAATACGTCAGCCGGAAACCGATCTGCCTCGGACTGAAATACTGCTCCGCAAATCTTACAACCACAAAAAGGGCGATGGGGCAGGAACCTTAACCCGGTAAGGGTTTCTAGTCCTACTGCCCCACCTGTAAGAATTACGTGCTCCACTACCCGTTTTTCTCATTCATACTAGCTAGGAGTGCTTCTAGTGGATCGCCGACTAGAGCGCCAATCTCCTTACCAACGGCCTTATCAATGATGTACTGAGCAGCCCTAAGACGATTAGACTCGTTGGCACCATGTTGAGCGATATGAAGCATAACTGCTACTGCTTTAGGAACAGCACCAGTTAGTAGTTCTTTCGTCTTTTCTCTAATCTGGACGGGAGTTAACTTTCCATCTGTGTACTGTTGATTCGTTTCCCACTCTTCCTGCATAGCCTGATGGTAGCCCTTAAGTGTTTCCTGTAGAGCACGTTCGTTAGCTTCCTTATCAGGCCCGTTAGGAGTAGGGTCAACTGTGAACTCGTCATTGTCCATTTAGTACGTACCTCCCTTCTGCAAATTGGAGTGTATATGATGGTGAGGTATGGTGCTACAAGTCACTACTACATAGTAACAATACGCACAAGTCCATTTGGAGCATTGGAGATACTTGGGGCTGATCGCCACTTCGCTACGCTCGCCGTATGTAGAGTCCCTCCCACGCCAAAGGAACCACGTGGGAACAGGGGTGCTGCTCCTCTCTCACAAAACAGAGGCTACGCGCAGGGTAGGGCGTAGGGCGAGACTTGGAAGCGAAGGATTGCGCGCAAGGGCTAGCAGTAGACAGCGCGGGTCTGGAAGCGGCACGTTCGAGAGGATGCCGTCGAGTCAGGGTAGAGCACCTATCCGGTAGTGATTGCGCCTCACGCCTCTACGGGTGAGAACGCGCGGCGAGCAGTAGGGACTACTCAAACCCCTAGCCGCGCAACGCTAGCTACTGAACGCGCACGAAGGGACGTAGCGCCGGTTTACGGCTCACGCGGTCTAGAGTGTACGAAGCATGGTAGCGGGACGGCTCACGCCTAACCCGCCACTAGCCGAGTACCGCATACATAGACGCCCATACAGGGACGGTGAGAGTAAGACGGTAGCGCTGACAAAGAACGTGCGTAGAGCGTAGACCCCTTGCAAGGTCTACGCTAAGTCTTGGCAGGGTACGCGCTACCGTAGGCGTACCTTGCACTAGGCCGTAGGGCAGAGAACAGGGACATACCGCAGGGCACACTAGCCACATACCCGCTAGACCCCTAGCAACCCGCCCGTAAGGGCTATCCCGTACCCTCTACGGCCTAGTGCAGGGTTTCCTGCTACGGAAGGGACACACAATGGCACGCGCAACACTAAGCAATAAGGGTGAACGCGCATTGCGGAAGTACCGCGGCGCCGATCGTAGCGTTACGCTAGGCGGTGTGATTAACCCGCCGACGAAGAATGCAGCCAAGTCTGCATTCAGGGCGCAGAAACCGCGTCTAGCTACGAATACGCCAGTGAAGGGTACAGGGCACGTTGTAAAGGTTCCAGGGATCTACGGCTAGGTTCGTAGAAAGCAGGGCTAGTTAAGTCCCCACTCGGCTAGCCCTGCTTTATGCAAACCGCCACAGGGAAGGATGCTATGTACGAAGTGATTATTCGCCGGAAACACTGGCATGGTAATTGGCGCATCATTGACCGCGCCGAATTCCCTATCGGTCAGTGGAAAGAGATTGGCTACTGGCTGGACGATTGTGGGTATATCGAAACCGATACGAAAGTCGAGGTTACTGTCAAGTGAGAACAGCACTAGCACTAGCGGTGTTCTTCCTTGCATTCGGCATTGCCGGGTGCATGGATAAGCAAGATGCCGAACGAGCGGAGAAAGTAACGGAAGATATGCTATTTTGGGATTGCACGAGTAGCGGCAACTTCAAGTGTGGCGAACCAATCACCAATTACCCTGTTCCAGGGGCACTGACGCCATAATCGGATTCTATCCTACTGAGTAACAGTCGGGAAGTGTGCAAATCGAACGTATGTTTTCTACCACTGCCCCTAGTAGCACACTGTTACTCAGTAGGATACAATCGGACTGACGTAAGTATCAATCTATCCTACTAAGTAACTATGTGTGACTTACTACTAGGGAATACATACACAAATAGCACACTGTTACTCAATAGGGGAGAATGTGCCTACGTAACTCCTTGCTTGTATCGAATTTGCCCCTTTTGCCCATATCTAAATTCCGGGAGGTGTTCTGCTTACGGAAACTCTAGAGCAATACAAAGCACGTACCGCACCATTGATTCAATCGTTTCACGATTCAAGTACGGCAATGCAAGCTAGCGCAATAAAGCGCGAACGTCTATACAAGGAGCTAAGGAAAATGTTTGATAGCAATAGTTTTATCGTTCTTGACGCCGATGAGGCGCAGGAGGTTCTTGATTCAGCGTCCATGAAGGGTATCTACAAGGATATGCTCAATAGCCTTACCACGGCTTATGAGGCATGGCGCGCAGAGAATCCCGAGGGTAGGTTCGTGGTTCCGATCACTGGCGATGGTACGGCATTCGGTGGAAAGAATACCGATACCGTTTACCAGGGAGTCACTAACGCTCTTAAGGCCGATGCCTTTAAGGGTGAGTGGCGGCTCATCCGTAAGACGAAGGATGAGGTTACTACCATCCTGATCGCTAAGCTCTAAGCAACAACTAGCCCTGTAAGCTAGGGGCTAGTGAAGTACCGGGAAGAGACTAACGTAACCTTCGATCCCAATTCACTCCACTAAGACTTCTCTATCTTAGTGCCCGGAAGGTAGCCCACTATTATATTATCAGGGCGAGAGTGTTAACGGCGGGATTACGTTAGCCCGGTACTTCACTAACCCCTAGTGAAAGGAGAAATAAATGAGGGTGAAGGATAAGAACGGCATCATCTTTCACGTTTCGGACGTTAACCGCGAATGGATCATTAAGATGATCCTGAGCCAGACTAGATTGGTGGTCTGGCCGTGACACTAGAAACTCTAGATCGTGCCATTAAGGATCTTGAAAGTGAAATCCGATACGGCATTGAGCATCCTTACGCAGGATACTGCGGCGAGGATGATGCTAGGCAAGATAGATTGGATTCGCTAAAGCTTGAAAGAGAATACCATCTAAGGAGTGTGGCAAATGAATTGCGGAACTTGGACTTGGGGTAAGCCTACGAATCAGCTTTCGATTCAGATGCCCGACGTAGTTAGCATCAAAAAGGAACTTTCGGAAATGATTACGGGTAACTTTAGCGTTAGCTATTCGATTCGGTTTATCGTAGCTAAGCATTCGCTACGTAACTTCCGGCATCGTGGTAACGCATGGATTGATGATATCTGCATCGTCCACGCTCAACTCTAAGGAGGAATGATGCTAAAGAAGGAAGTAAGGGTTGGAGCGCACTATGCTATTCGGCATCATGGTGACCGTAATCTAAGTGTGGTTCGGATTGATTCCGAATCACGTTTCGGAGGATACAACGCTACGAAGCTTAAGACGAATCGAAGTATCCGTATCAAGTCCGCAGCGAAGTTGAGGTTTGAAGTTGAGCGCAACCCTGACAACCAAAAGTGGAGGGAGGTTAAGTAATGCATACCATCGGAAATGAGACTACTGAGTTTGTGAACATTCGGGATCTAATCATGGATTCCGTCCGAGCACTTTGTAGGTACGGCATTCTTCCTGAGAATGCAAGCAAGGAGATTGTAGTGCAGGAAGTTTGTGAGTCAACCGGATTGCCCTTGTCAAACAACTCGATCGGTGCTAGTATTGCCTACGGTGCATACGAACACTATCAGCACTAAGGAGATATAGCTATGAAGATTCGGATGGGAGTCGGAGTCTGGAACGTTACTGCAATTTGGTTTGGTGCTGAGCGCGTGGTTTACTCTCATCCTGATATCTTCGCTTGTTTCAAGTGGGTTAGGGATAACGAGTAAGTAAGTTCGTCTTAGGAGTCATATCGGGACACTTGGGCAATGGGCCAAGTCACGAACTTTGAGTCGGACTGTAGTAGCCTAAGAATCTACAGTCTGCATCTTAGAGGGAATGTAGAATCCGGAGGGAAATACGCTGTATTCAGGTAGGAGCTTACAGCATGGTTGGTATGGTTAATAAGCGGGGAGACTTCCCTCAGTGAAAGGCAATTAGGTTAGCGGTACAAGCCTACCAAGGTAGTTGGCCCGGTTCTAACTGAAAGCATACTCACTGGTATAGTCGGCCTCTCCCCGCTCATTAACTCTATTGACTATAGAGTTAGGTAGGACAAGATAAGGTAAATGTAATGACCATGCCCCGGAAGCATAAGGGTATATGCGCCCGAAAGCATTGTGACTAGTCATCACTAGTAAGTCTTTCCACTAACTAGACTGGTTAGTGTACCGTGTGTAGGGAGATAGCGGGTTTGAATCCCGTCCGGGGCTGCTTATCTTAGCAAGTAACGAGGCGTCGTTCCACGCCTACCTACCAAAGAAGTAGTGTTAATGAGATACAAAGGTTGCCTGTTGCTAGGTATCCGTGAGAGGTTGACTGTCCCCAGGCCGACGGGCTATGCCACAGTCTGTTCTACTCTCAATGCCAATCGGAGCATCTTTGTATCTCATTAACTCTACTAAGGTAGAGTTAGTAAGGCAGTAGGTTTGCCTCTGATAGTGTAAGACCTAGAATGGAGGAAGTTCGCAACTTGCGTCCATATAAGGCTACAGCAGAGGGTAAAACTAAGAACACGATACCGTAGGTAGGCGTGAGTCTTAGGGTGATCTAGGATGCCTAGGATACTTCCTAGTGAGCTAACGATACCAAGAAGGATCGCTAGGATAAACAATTCCAACAGTGACCTACTGATCTATTGTTAGGGTGATGTTGGTATTGCGAGGTCGGTGTTCGTGCCTTGCCTAGCCAAACTTACTGTCTTACTAACTTTACTAAGGAAAGGAGGAATGATGATCGGTACTAAGGTTGTAGCAACAGTGCCATACACTACTCGTCAGAAACACGGCGAGGTAATCGCTATGAAGGATGGTTTGGCTGTCATCAAGTGGAACGGCTGTCATCATACGCAGATGGTCATTCCTCGTTTCCTGCACCGATTGGAGGTTCGTAATGACTAGGCTCGATCAGCTTAAGGATAATCCCGGCGTGATTAGCATTACGATCTATCCGGGTCTTGCAAAGGGTTACAACAGGAATCTTCCTACTAAGCTTCCTGCGGCGGTGAAGGTTAAGTGAACTTCACTCCGCTAGATGAGAATGATCCGATTGCTCAGGAACTTAGCAGGGAAGATGAAATCACCCAAGTCGCTAAGATGTTCATGTACCACGAGGGACTCGACGATTGGAAGTTTGAGCTATCGAATGGTATTAACACTGTGGGATGGTGTGACTATCGCAGTAAGACCATTTCATATTCCAAGCGATACCTTCATGTAGGATGGAATGAGATTGAGGATACCATTCTGCATGAGATTGCTCACGCTCTAGTTGGGCCAGACGTTAAGAGTCATGGCTACGAATGGAAAGCTATGGCACGTAAGGTAGGAGCACGTCCTGAAAGATGTGCTCCACCTAACGTTAGGCCAATTGAGCCTCCTAAGATGTTCTACTTTGAGTGTCCCGATTGTAAGCAGCGATGGTATCGGCACAGAATTAAGTCTAACATGATCGGTAGACTTTCTAGATGCTGCCGTAAGCCACTAAAAGCTTACAAGGAGAAGAAATGAACACACTTGTTCTAACGGATGATGAGTACGCCCACGTTCTAGCTTGTTTGGGCAGAGTAGATGATCCATATACTTTTCCCAATAGCATGGAATTCTATGCTAGACTTCATCGTAGTGCCAATGCTAAGGTTCTTGAACGGTTTGAGCCTTACTACGACAATATGACGTTTAGCCCTTCCCGGATGGAAAAGATTAGGAGGAATCGTGCGAAATCGCTATACGATTCAAAGCATTGAAGAAAAGATTAATGAGCATCCGCCGCCTAGTGAGGATTACGATATTGCCTACGATGTTCATATCCCCACCTGTGGGGACGTTGAAGATGCATATGCCGCGCTTAAATCGAACTATTGGGATAGTCTGGATATTAGGGCAGATGAGGTAATCTGCTATCCTGCTGACAGTAACATTGACTATCGTACCGGGGAGCGCAGTAGAACGCAGATCATCATTAAGGGTAAGGAAAACGCTATCGAGCATCTAATGGACTACTACTTTCGTAAGGAGGATGGAAAGCGTGGTATTTCACATTCTACTAAAGGATCGTAATAGCGAGAATCGTCGTACTGTCGAAGTGAGAACGTGTGAGAGTTTTAAAGAGGCAGAGACTAAGCTGCTTCATGATGAGCGTTACCACTTTGATCCTAAGTTTGAGGAAATGATTGCGATTGTGAAAGATGACTACGTGGTATGAAGGATTACGTAGTCATCACTGAGATTGCAGTTCAGGTCTATGCAGTAGATGAGAAGGATGCAATTAAGCAAGTGTCCCGCTCAACTACGAATTGGGACGATTGGAACATTACCTCAGCTACCCCACAGGTTAAGGAGGGTGATCTTAATGACCATGCTAACTAAGCCAGATGAGATTGAGGCATTTAGACTACTCAGCATTAAGGGTAGGCTGTCTCTAGAGCTTAAAGGACTGCGGTTTAGGATCAATACGTTCGCTGCTGTCAAGCGCGAGTTTGGATTCAAGGGTAATAATCAGAAGGTGTACGATCAGTACATCGCTATGCTTAAGGAAAGGGGCATTCTTGCCGATACTGAAAATTGAGATTGATTCGGACAATGCAGCATTCGGCACAGTAAGTGATTTCGCTGAGTGTGTTGAAGCAGTAGCAAGGAGAATCCGTGATGGAGAAACGAGTCATGGAATCTATGATTCCAATGGAAACTACGTCGGTCAATACTACATTACCGGAGTGGAGAGTTTCGCAGATTCAGAGTCTTTGGAAAACTAGAGCCGATTCATTCTCCCGTCATCAGCTTAGAGTAATCATCAAGATGGAGCAAGCAAAACGAGCGGAGGCTTGGTAATGTATAGCATTGCAGGCATCATCAATGGTAAGAATTCGGAGGATGCAGTTACAGTACATCGTACTGCTTCTCATCCTGAGCAGATGTTCAAGATTCTAGAGGCACTTACAACTTTGGGTGCTGTCAGTATTTCGGTGGTGAGGAACTAATGTGGGAAGTTACGGGAGTAGATGTTAATGGTAAGCGATTCAAGATCGTAACAAATAACTATCTCTACGCTAAAGGAATCAATCTCTATCGTGGTTCAGTTTGGCAAAGGTATTCGGACGGTACTCGTCGTCTACTTTGGAGGGTATGGAACTAATGTACGCAAGAAACATAACTGAGCGCAATCTCAAAGACATTGCACACTCGCTAAAGTTTGAAGTAGAGTGTGATAAGCGCGGTAACAAGATCAAGTTCAAGTTGCGTAACAACTCTGGACGGTACTGGAAGATTAGTCGTAACCTTTGGGGTAATGATAGGGTTCGTTCCGATCTAGTATGCTATCACGGTGTTTATGCCTTTCTCCATGTTCTATTCGATATCTTTCCTGATGCAATCGTAGAGGCATCGTGGTACGGTTACGTTAAGTACACAAAGGATACCTATATTGAGTTGGCCGATGCAATTGGCGATAGAGTGATTCGTCAGTACGATCAGCTTACTCCTAGAGATCAGTGTAACTGCGAAGATCAGGATTGGTACAACTTGGAAAGGAGTTGTTAGAATGAAGCTTCAAAAAGGTGACGAGGTTAAGTTCTTCCATCCCGGCATGATGGGAGTGATTAAGGAGGGTACGGTCGAAAAGATTGGCAGCAAGTATATCTATGTCAATTGGATGGAATCCACTGTTAAGATTCGTCCTAGTGATTTGGTAGTGATCTGATGAACTTCTCAGAACTGCTGATGTTTCTTGCAATGCACTACAGACTTAGTGCTCAGAAGGATGATCCACAGGTGATGTTTTACGATACAAACGGGCATCGTTACATCTTCACAGACACAGTGTATACCGATGACGATATTCTGTGTTTTGATATGGAAAGGGTCACGGCATGAGTTTGCCTAACATCACTAAGATCGACATTAACTGGAATCATGGTTGGGCAAATGCCCCACAGGTTGAGATTACAGTTGATGGTAAGATGCCCGAGCCTAGTGAATGGATCTATCAGGCTACTACGGATTGGGAAAACGATCCTACGATGCTGATTAGTAGGAACTTTGATCCCTGGGTGAGATTCGTCTATATTTCTAAGCGCGATGGTCAGGCACAATTTGATGGTGCGCTAGGTGGGGATTATCGCTTGACAAATGGCGAGGTACTTAAGAGCAGAACGGGATGGTCTAGTCGTGCTAGCGTAATCAACGTTAAATACTCCACATTCATTCCCGATGATATTCTAGAGCCTACGCTCATCATTCCATCTAAGTATGGGGCAATGAAATGGGCAGGATACGCAGTCACGGCTAAGTACATTCGTGAGCATGAGTTGTGGCCCAAGGATATCTACCTAGTGATTGATAACCGTCGTAATGATGAGGTTCACTACGCACCCTCCATTGATCCTACGGAAGTGAGGAAGCCGAATGGTTGATAAAGAGCGCATGGAGGAAATGCTCCTAGAAGCAGACTACTGGAAACAGATGATCGCTCTAGGTACAGAGATTAATGAGGCACTGGATAAGATGAATCAGATTTTGCCAGACTGTGTTACCAATCCGCAACTGATCCTAACTGCACAGGAGCACCTAATTGATTCACTTAAGCCGCTGGAAACGATGATGGGGATTATCGCCGGCCGGGGTAGATACCTGAAAGGAATCATCAATGACAGTAACGTGTGAGGATTATCCCTGTTGTGGTCATGAATGGGGAGATTGTGATGGTAGCAAGTACGGTAGTGATGAGGACATTAAGCAGGCTGTCTACGATCGGATGCGTGATGGTGATGATGACCACCCGCAGGATGGAGAAGAGTAATGTGTAGCGTTGACGAAGAGTGGAGTCACTACTGTAAGCATGGTTACTATCACGGACGAGATTGTCCCGACTGTGATACTTCGCACCCTGTGGGGGTTTTTATTGAAAACAACGATCCGGGAGACGAGACAGATGCAGAGGATTGAACTGAACATTGATACCTACGACAAGCACTACGGACGTATGGATCTTGCTCCAAGGGTTCTAGGATTGGAAGCATTCGAAGGAAATACAGGCTATCTACTCGCATACCTCCCAGAAACTGCGGTTTTCGTGATTCAGTGGGATGGAGCACTTGGAGAGGTTACGGACGTTAGGGTGGAGGAATTCAAAGTAATCGCAGGAGTGACGTTCTAATGCCAACCATTAGTCGTATGGGATTCATCGAATTTAGCCTTGGAGCATTTTGGGGTCATTTCTTCATTGACCTGCTCTTTTAGGGTTGACAACTAGGAAAGAGTGTGATAGAATCTCGCTACCTACTGATCGGAGGATTGTGTGGAGACTTGGCTTATCGGTGTTACCGTAGGCTCAGGTGTAGTCTTTCAGGGTGATAGAGAACAGGCACAGGAACACCTGAATGCCTACGTTGCTCATCTTGAAGGGATTTTCAAGGAGAATGGTCTAGCTTTCGTTCGTAAGGAACATACCATTCGTCAAAAAGGGGTAGCTGTTGCCGAGGATGAGTCCATTGACGTTAATGCATCTACAAACGGCACAGGACTCCTTAGCGATTGATATAGAGAAAAGCGATCCTGAAAGTTTAGAGCGCGTACAGCTATCGGTTGATCTGGAAATTCTAAAAGAGATTGTTAGGAGAAATAGTGATTGACACTATCGACACGGCAGAAATTGACGTAGATAGTATTGATGCCGATGGAGAGATTCCACAGCGTACCATCGTCACACTGCACTTGCATGGTGACTTTCAACTTACCGCAGAATGCTATCTAGGCATTGATGGTCCCGATGGTAGTGGTAAAGAAGGTAAAGCATTGGTGTTCCAGTTGCACGACGATGTTGCTAAGGAACTTCACACCCAACTAACGAGGTTGCTGTATGGCTAAGGGAGCACGTAATCGTAAGATTCGTAAGGATGCGCTGCTAGTTAAGGAAGGTGGCGATCCTCGTCCGATTAAGTCCATTGCACGTTGGCTACGGAGGAATAAGAATGTTCGTATTGCGTAAGAGTTTCGGTGCATACAGCGCAGGAACTAGAATTACAAGTCAGTACGAGCCAGGTCGTGAGTTTCTTGGTATTGATGGGATTAAGATTCCAGCCGAGCTAATCGTACAGCGCCGTAATATGACTGTGATGCGTCCTAACGTTCTTAACAGTCGTGAGCGTCGTGCAATCAAGCGTAGTGAACGTAAGAGACTGTTGGAGGTACAGAATGCCAATCAGTAAGCAGGGTAGCGGATACTTTCTTCCACTACCGCCTAATAAGGCAATTGAGAATTATGAGTTCCAGCACGCTCATAAGGCTGCTATGGGTGCATTCACTGATAAAGCGCGTGATGCACTTGCTAAGGCAGTTGAGAAGAACAAGCCCACAGTGGTTATGGATGATCGTACAATGGACATTAAGTATTACGAAGAGTATGTCCATGTTAGCGCACAGCGCGTAGGACTTCCGTGTGGTAACTTCGACCGCAAGGTACTTGCTAGCCGATTGGAGCCTAGTCTATGAACGCACAGAGCATTTGGGCTGGTGAAGAGTATGCCTATATGGAGTACAAGCCTAAGAGTCGCTTTGTAACCAATGCAAAGCGTATTCGGGCTACGAAGGTTGAAAAGAAAGTAGAGTGGGGTAAGGAGCGCGCAACAGCTTTTGTAGTTGGTGATCGGCTTAACGATGATGGAGAAGTCATTGTTTCAAACATCACCATTCGTGTAAGAGATTGTATCGACTTCTGGGATAGCTACGTTGCAGAGCGTGAGTCACTTGAAACAGAGCGCCAGCAGCGAGCTAGAGAAGCAGAGGCAGAGCGCGAAAGGTGGCGTCAAGAGCGCGAAGAGAGAATTCGTCTAGAACAGGAAGCTAGGGAGGCAAAGCAGCGTCAGGATGCAGAACGCCGTGAGAAGCTGATTAAGGCGTTTGTTGAGCGTACTAGCATTCCAGAGGTTGCTATTGCTCAGATCAGTGAGACTCATGTTACGCTAGATCGCGTTAGTCTGGAATTGTGGCTGAGTGTTAATGGTAACAATTGACAGGAACACAACTGGCGCAATGTGGATTCGTGCAATCTTCCGTTACTACTGCAAGTTGTACGATTGCACAGTAATTAAGGTTAGCGAATCCACATACGCTGCCGAGGGTGAAGAGGAAAATAGAAAGGAAGCAGAGTTTCACTACGAGCGAGCAATGGCTACTTTGCTCATCCAGATCATTAACGCCAGAGCTAAAAGTCCTAAGCGTCCTAGTAAGACTGTGACGCTTGAAGTCATACGACGCTTTACAAAGGAGCTATGGAGTGTTTAAGGAAGTCGATGCCGGTTTGGAAAGTTCAATCCTAGCAAGTAGTGAACGAAAGAAAAGAGGTCCAGACTTTTCTATCCGTACTGTTGTACATTGGCTTACACTTCCGCACAAGCTTAGTTTCTGTTCTGTGCCTAGTCACTATGACAATGTTCCCGATACTGATATGAATGGACAACCATATGACAAGTACCCTACTCGTCTTTGCATTGAGCTTGATGAGTTTATGGTCTGTCGCTGGTGTTTTATTGCTTCTGCTGATATTGCAGCACATGAAGCGGGTTTGAAGCCTGTTCCAGCCGGAGAGGATGCTAATGCCAGCAGTAAGTAATGAAACTCTTTTGCGTTACTGTCATCAGTTGTATGACATTCTTGCAAAAGATGCTAAACGTAAGAAGATTGACGGCAAGTTCGTACAGCTATGGGAAGGTAAGATCGTAGAGACTTTCAGTGGAAGTGGAGTTAGCAATGCTTTCTATGGTAAGGTGCTGAATACTCTCTATGAAACTGGCTCTCTTATGCTTGTGCGGCGTGGAGCGCGCGGGACGCCTACACAAATCATTGTGCTGCGTCGTCCAGAGGCAGAGGATTTGGAGCGCGTACACGGACTCACAGGGCACTTGACAAGTCCGAGCGCGTATGATACGCTCTCGCAGAGAGTAAGCACACTGGAAAGGAGGTTCGACGGCATAGACGTAGCAAAACTCATTGCCTCGCACGAAGCTAGGATTAGAGAGCTAGAGGCTAAGGGAAGTTAAGGAGAGCGCATGGCACGTCCTAGAAGTAACAAGACAAACGAAAGCACTACAATTAAGGAGAATACTGTTATGTCCGATATGTTTACCCCGATTGAGGATACCGACCTTCTCGCCGATATCCTTTCAGGAGCGCGTGGTCGTGGTGACTACAAGACCGTGATTAAGGCATTCATTGATTCCGGTTATCGTCTTGTTGAGGTTCCTCTCACTTCCGGTCTGTTTGAGGGTAAGAAGGCTCAGACGGTTAAGACTGGTTTTGAGAATGCCAAGAACGCTAAGGAGCCGGCTGAGGGTTCTGACAAGGTTAAGGTCGTTAAGAAGGGCGATCAGATTTACCTCGTCAATCAGGCAGTTTCGGCGTAGGGTAGTTAGTATCGGGGGGTTAGTAGCCCCCCATACTAAACCTCCCTACAACTCGAAGGGAGGTTTAGTATGGAACGGTACTGTCCATATTGTGAGTTTTCTACTCTAGAGTATTCAGTAGCGCATAACTGCTTCTACTGTCTAGAGTGTGAGTTCGTGTGTGTAGTGCCTAGGGGCGACCATACTAGAGGTATAAGGTATGGCGTCAAGACTACAAGGCTACCATCAAGACGAACGCTAGGCAGGGTAGTCATTTAAAGGGAGGGAAGTAGCACTTTCAGTGGGCGCTACTTCCCTCCAACTAAATATGGAAGGAGCCACATCAAACGTAGCGGCGGTAACTTCCAGAGGTAGAGGACTAAGCTACGCATGATCCTCT